TTTTTGTAATATTTGTGAATGGCAGAATAATCATCCTGATACAAGAATTCTAGATTCTCCGGATTATATGAAACAGAATATATTGATAGACAAATCATGCGAAGCAGTAAATAATGAAGACCGTGTCAGAGGAAAAGTCTTGAAAGAATTATTGAAAGAAATCCATGTAAATGGTAAATAAATAAAATCTATTTAAAAATAATATAAAGAATATATACTATAAATGTATAACTAGGGGAGGAGAACAAAAACCTCATCTAAGTTCATTTCAAATAAAATAGCACTTGTATATTAGTGGTTAGATTCCCGCTCTTATAAAGCGGTTGCACGAGTTCAATCCTCGTCTAGTGCATATTCAATAAATTTGTTTGAAATTATTGCTTTGTTAGCTCAGTTGGTAGAGCATTCCGCTGTTAACGGAAAGGTCGTAGGTTCGATCCCTACACAAAGCGTTTTAATTACTAATAAGAATTAGTAATTAAAATAAAAAATTACCATCCGTATTTACTAGTAGGACAATTAGGGTGACTAGCACTATCATAATATTTTCTAGGCCAAAAATATCTATTCCAATAACCGTTATTATAACGTATTCCCCATCCTCTGTTATCTCTATAATTTGAACGTGTATCATCCCAATATCTTACTAATCCACCAACCGAACTAAAATTCATGTGATCTTGATTAGGTATTAAACAAGGATTATTAGCTTTATCAATAAGTGTTTGAGAAGTATTATCATTGTCAATTGTAGCATCTTTCATATCATTTATAGTATAATTACCTTCCACAAAAGATTCTTTTAAGTTTGAAAGATCATTATAAATAATTTTTGATTGAGATGCATTTTTATTACTTTCTTTTAATAGTTCATTAGCTAAATCTTTATATTGTGAATATGTATCTGGATTACTAGTTATACTAGAAATAGATGATAATTTATCAATATTTCTATAATTATTTCTTATAATAATATCTTTATAAATTCTTTTTAAATCACCATTTATGAAAGTATTACTCGATTTAATATTTCCATTGCTCGATTTGACATTTCCATAAAAATATCCAGATACAGGAGATTTATTGTATTGAGAAATAGTATACCTATAAATATTTGTATTAGATTTTGTTAAATCAATATTATCACAATCTATAGAACCCCAAGTACTAATAGTTGGATCTAAATTAGTATCAAACGTTTTTGATTCTCTTATATTATCTATAGTAAAACGTTGTAAATATAAATTATTTTGTAAAGTATTAATATCATTTGCATTTAAAATATTACCGCTATATCTAAATTCATTACCATTATTATCTTTTACACAACATTGTGTAAAATTAATATTATTAGAATTATAAGACATATTTTCTCTTAAATTGATAGTAAAATGAAATAATAATATAAAACTAAAAAATAATAATATACAAAATAACAATATAGTTTTTATTAAATTATTATATCGTCTTATTTTTGGAAACATATATATTATATAAATTTATATAATATATACATACAGATTTTGTAAAAAAATACAAATATACATATTTACAAAATTTTTATTTTTTCATATAATTACACAACAATTCTAAAATCTTCTAATTCAAATAATTTTTGTTCTTTTGCTTCATTATCTGCATCCTCGATTAAAAGATTAAATTTATTATTAATATCATAAATATATTCATTGGTGTATTTTTCGTCTTTTTTATAACGCCCTATCAACATCGAAATTATATCGTCTTTTGTAAACCCATTTTTATCAATTCTACTAATTATTTCATCTATATCACAAACTATATCATCATCATCATCATCATCATATTCATCTTCGGTATCATCATCCCCTAGATCTTCTTCGTCATTTACAGGAATGTCGACTAATTTGGCACGACAACAAGGACAAGTAGAGTTATTATGAATTAAAGATGTTGCAAGGCATTTAAAACAAAAAGTATGGCCGCATTCGGTAGTACAGTTATTTTTGTCTTTATCAATAAATTCGTAGCAAATACAACATTCGTTTTTCTCGGTTTCAAACACTTTTTCAAATTCAATATTATTATCTATTTCACTAATACTTTCACTTTCTAAAAGGAAATCACAAATTTCCGAAAAATATAAACACCCACAATCGCCCGTATGGGCCAATTGGTTCTCCTGAAACTCTGGGAAGCAGCCGATGCAATAAGTATTGGAATTCATTCTTGTCGTTATGGTTGTTGTTATGAGAATCAAATTTATAATAAAAATCATTCAATTTTTTGACGTTTTTTCTTAGCATTTTATAGAAAAAATAAAATTATACAACACATATTTTCAAACGCGCCATTTTATTCTTCAAGGGTATAAAATAATTTTTCATTTTCTTTAAAAACCAAAAATTCGTGAGGGAATTCAAAATTTCCTTCTTCGTAACTTTCAATTATTTCATCTAAATTATAATGAAAATATTTGATAATTTTTTTCATAGTAAAAAGACTTCCAAAAATTAAATTATCAACACCAACCCATGCATCTCTATACATGAAAATATTTTTTTTAATATTATATTTATTAGTATGAAACACTTTTAAAGAATTTTTTATAAAAGATAACATTTTATCAGAATTATAAAAATCAATATTAGAATTTGTTAAAATATCAATACGAGTGTTAATAATAATATCTTTAGAATTATATTTTTTAGATATATAATCAATAATTATATTATTACCATACCACATATTTTTCCATCCAATTAAAGGCATTTTACCATTTCCTACATATCCTTCTTTATTTCCAACTAATTCTATTTTCTTATCATTATCAATTATTATATGTTTTATATTATGTTTCAAATCTTTGAAATAGTTTACTATTTTTTCTTCATCTATTATTCTATTATCCGGATTCATTTCTCTCCAAGATAAATTATTAGAATAGACATTCCATGTATGTATATAGATATCTATTGTTTCAATCAAAGATATTTTTTTTATGAAATTATACAAATCATCATTTTCAAATGAGTTTCTAACATGACCTCTTAATAACAATACAACAACCATTCTTAATAAAGTATAATATAATAATAATATATCTATATTTTATCAACGCAATAAAAATTATAAAAATGCTAAGAAAAAACGCTAAAAACTCATAAAATTGAAAACATTTTTGAAGAAAAATATAAAGACATATTAAAATAATTGCAATTTTCAATAATGTCGGTTCCTCAGTTTTCATTGATCCATCCTGATATATGTGATCCATTTGGTTGGATGTATAATTACATGAATAGTGATAGTGATAATAGTATTGATAGTTATAGTGAAGATTCTATTGATTTTAGTGATTTATATTATGTAAAACAACTAGGGTCTTTGAAACTAGATAGTATAGATGACGTTGACGATGATTTATACGAATTATCTTCACCTATTCCTCAACTATATAAAACGGGTTCTAATAATTGTTATCCTGATTTTGAAATACAAATGGAAAATATTTATGGATTGAAAAAAGGAAAAAAATATTGTTTTGTTGAAAATTATTCTTTGCTTTATAAAAAAAATAATAGAAATAATAAAAACAAGAAAACAAAAAAAACATTCGGAATATTCGATGGATATGTAAATACGGATATTTTTAGATTTATAGTGAATGAAAAACCCTATTTGGTAAATCGTAGAAATTTTTCAGCTGAGGAGAACCTACTCAAGGAACCTACTCAGGGAACCGTAGGTTCCCCTGAAACCCCTCCCTTAAAGAAAACAACTTGATGTCAATCTAATGATTAATATCAAATACAATATAAGTAACATTATTAAAGGAGGGGGTTTCAGGGGGAACCTTGGTTCCATTGACCTGAAAAATTGAAATAAATAAAAGAATAAAGAATAAATAATATATTACTATATTAATATGCAACGACAGGATAAATCTACTCGTAAAATTTATGGGGTATATATTCCATCATTATTAACAATGAAAGTAGTTTTGCCTATTACGGAAGTAGGTAAGAATATGAAAGAAAATTTAGAAAAAATCATTTCAAAAAGGAATGAAGGAAAATGTATTGCAGAAGGATTTATTCGCCCAGGATCTATAAAAGTAATACGTTATTCGAGTGGTGTAGTAAATAATCGAAATATAGAATTCGAAACCGTGTTTGAATGTATGATATGTCATCCTGTAGAAGGGATGTTAATCGAATGTGATACAAAAACAATAACAAAAGCAGGTATACACGCAGAAGTTATCGATAGTACTGGATCAACCCCTATAACCGTTTTTATAGCTAGAGATCATCATTATAATGATAAATATTTCGGAGAAATAAGAGAAAATACAAAAATAACAGTAAGAGTTATTGGTGTAAGATTTGAATTAAATGATCCTTATATTTGTGTAATAGGTAAATTGATCGAAAACAAAGACAATAAAAAGGAAAAAAGAGGAGGTAGAATAAATATTTTAGAAGACGATGATGAAGAAGAACAAGAAGAAGAATAATTTTGAATGAATACAATATAAAAATATTTTTTTATATTGTATAATATTTAGAATTTATACAATATAAAATGTCAAAAGGTTTTACTATTATTGCAGGAACAACAAAAGAAAACGGAATAGGATTGAATGGAAAATTACCTTGGATAAATTCAATAGATATGAAATATTTCAAAAATATTACAACCCAATGTATGGATAATAGAAAAAGAAATGCAGTTATAATGGGTAGACAAACATTCAAAAGTATGGATTATAGACCATTAGATAACAGATTGAATATTTGTATTACATCGATTGAACCATTTACCGCTTTTTCTTTATTTATGGGTAAAAATAGACCCCTTTTAGAATCGCATAAATCATTAGATTTTAGTTCGTATTCTATAAATTATTCAATAATATTTTTATCATCATTAGAAGATGCACTCAAATATTTGTATAAATCGAATGATATTGAAAATGTATTTGTAATAGGTGGTGGTAAGATATATGAAGAAGCAATCCAAAGAAAAGATTGCTATGAATTACTAATAAACGAAATAGATTGTAACGTAGAATGTGATACTTTTTTTCCTGAGATAGATAAAAGAAAATATAGATTAGTAAGTAATAATATGATAGGAGAAGGAGTTTGTAATAAAAGGTATATGAGATGTGATTATAGGTCAAACACCATGTAATTAAAATGTAGGTGGATTTCTTAAAGAAAGCATATTATAATTACTTGCAATTTCCATTAAAGATAAAGGATGTGAATAATAAACAATATTGCATATAGCTCCATCCAATCCTCCATTATCTCCTATAGTTATAAAATCAACAGGGTTATACGTAGGAATATTTCCATCATATATGTATGTTTTTTCTAATTTACCATTCAAAAATAAATCTGTTTTTGTAGATGAAAAATTTACAACAATATTATTCCATTTTTGACTAGGAAAAGTAAACTTATAAACTGCAACTGGTGCGGTCGAATTTGAAAAATAAACCTTGAATTTATCAAGACCTGATTCACCAAAACCATTACTAGCAGTTGTCATATCATTATAATATGTTATCTTCGGTTTACCTTCACCATAATTAAAAATTTCAGATTCTCTAGAATAACCTGCAAAACTTTGGGATTGAGGATTTAAATATATCCACATAGAAAATGCATAATTTTGATTATAAACATTTTTTGATAATGAATCATTTATTAGTTTATCTGCTTTATTAAGTTCGCTACTACTTATATTTTGTTTAATGTCTAAAAATGCGCTATTTGGTAATAAGACATTATTTTTACTCCATTTTATTTTTCCAATAATATAAGGTAAAAAAATATATAGTATTATAAGTACAATTTCAATAATAAGTAAAATAATAATAGTACTAGATGTTGCATTAAATTCACTCAATATATATTTTACAAAATCAATAAATAAACAAGGTATGTAGAATATAAAATATGTAATAAATCCTTCCCAACCAGAAAGGGATTTAAAATAATTACTCATTATGTAGAAAAATATTGATAATCCTCCTATTATCATCATAATGAAAATTACAGCCGTAATATATTCCATAAATTGAAAAGTAGCACTTTTCGATTTTGTATAAAAATAAATTATAGCAAAAAAAAATGAAAAAATAATTGCTATTAAAAATATTTTAAAAGAAGAATTCTGCTGTTTAGTAAATGGAATAACAAATAAAAAAACGATAATTAAAGGAATTGCAATCATAAAAGTATATTTTAAAGAATTTGTACTAACAGCAGTAGGATCTAATAAAGAATAATACAAAATTAAAATAATAATTAGTATAACTGAATAAAGAGAACCATATTTATAAAGTATTTTTGATTCTTCTGGATCTTTCAACATTTCTTGTAATTTTTTGAAAGCAGAAACTATAAGATCATTTAATCCGCTAAAGAATAATTTTATCCAACTCGGTAAATTTAAAAATATATAAATTAGTAATGAAAAAGTAAATACAATAATGTAAAGAGGTATTTTGTAAATAAATAATAAAATAAAATTTAAAATTCCAGTAGTATCTTTTTTATATAGGTAAAGGTAACTAGTATGTATTAAATTTAAAATCAATAATATCACAAATATAGAGAATATAATACTTTCGGGAGTATTTTTTGAAATCATATCATTATGTGCGTATTGATTTATAATAATAATACTAATAATCAAAAGAATAAATTCAGTACCATTATATATAAATTTTTTACTAAGAATATCGTTATTTTGTATTTTTAACAAATCAGGTATAACATCTAAAATTTCTAAAAAATATTTTTGTATTTGTTTAATATATGCCATATCTTTTATCAATACTTCCAAAATATTATTAAAAAAACCAGTCAATGTAATTTTTTCATCAAATTCATCAATTTCAACCATTTATATTGTAATTAGAGATTCTCTATAGCTGTTTTTTTTCCATGACAATTTCTACATAGAGCTATTAAATTATCAACGTGGTTGCTACCGCCATTTTGAAGTCGAATTTTATGGTCTATTTCATACCAAGCTGTTAATTGTTCTTGACATTCACCACATTTCCAATTTTGATTAGAGGCGACAAATTTTTTCTTAGTTTCTGAAACCGAACGTTTTGTAGCTTTATGTCCCGAATTCAAAATACGATTTTGAGAAGCAGTTTCATTTTGCATTGGCATTGGTATGATAGGATGATTGAATCCACTTCTACCGACTCCAGTAAAATCATGTTTTGATGTAAAATCCAATATAGGAGATATCATATTGGATGTATTACGATCTAATGGTAAATATTTGATATAATCATTGGTAGTGCTAAGAATTTGTTGGGCTCGAAAAGGGTTTTTTTTAAATAAAATATAAAGCATTAATGCACCGAAAGCAATAGCAGCCATTTTATAATATTTTTTCCAAGTAAAAGCAAGTTTCATGTATTTGCCATCTGTATAAACATTCGCCATTAATAATCCAGCTGCTAAAAAAATTAATAATTCAATCCTCATATATTATATTATAACAAAATCAGGGAAACCGTAGGTTTCCCTGAGTTTCAGGGGGAACCTTGGTTCCCCTGACTTGAGTAATAGATTAAAAACAAAAGACCTACTATTAATACCGCATGAATATAATGCCGTTTCATATTAATCTGTTCTGATAAAACAATCACTTTTGGTTTGTATTCGTCTCTATATTTTTCTAATGCCATAGGAAGTGATAATTCTATTTTTCCTAATCGATAATTTACTTTATTATGTATAAAATGTACCCATCTAACAAAAGAATCGCGATTACCTAAATAAGGTTGTACCGGATATTTATCAAGCATTTTACTAAATTTATCTCCTATTTCACTATCAGGAATAAAAAGCGGAAAGTTCTGTATCAAATCGTAATATTTACGTTTGGTTACTTCATTTGGACTCAATGGATAAGATTCAGCAACAGTATGTAAAAAGAACCAATAATGAGGTCCCCAAATATCTGGATTGAATTTTTTCATACTTTCTATTATATGTTTGATGTATAAAAATATAAAGATTTATTACTAAAATACGTATTAAAAAATAAAACAAAACAAAATAATAAAATGAATGAAAATTATTGTAATAATTGTGGTAAAATAGGTCATTATTATCATAATTGCAAAATGCCAATTACAAGTATAGGTATAGTAGTTTTTCGTATATCAAAAGAAAATAATTATGAATATTTGATGATACGACGTAAGGATACTTTAGGTTATATTGATTTTATGAGAGGTAAATATTCTGTTTACAACAAAGAATATATTATGAATATGTTGAAGCAAATGACAAAAGAAGAGAAAGAAGTTCTCAATTCTAATGATTTTAATGCAGCTTGGAGTCGTATATGGGGTATCAATTCAATTTCAAACCAATATAAATCGGAAGAATCAATATCAAGGGATAAATTCCAATTATTAAACAACGGTATTTTCAATAAAAACAATTTTTATACATTACAAACAATGATAGAAGAAAGTAATAATTATGATTCTTGGGAAGAACAAGAGTGGGGATTTCCAAAAGGAAGACGTAATTTTCAAGAAAAAGATTTCGATTGTGCGATTCGAGAATTTAAAGAGGAAACTGGATACAATCCAAATTCATTGAAGAATATAAAAAATATATATCCATTTGAAGAGATTTTTACAGGTTCAAATTATAAATCATATAAACATAAATATTATTTGGCTTTTTTAGATTATGAAACATCATTGAATACAAAATCATTTGATTCTACAGAAGTAAGTAAAATGGAGTGGAAAACTTTTGAAGATTGTATAAAATCAATAAGAAGTTATAATTTAGAAAAAAAAAGGTTGATTACAAATATAAATAATACATTGAATACTTTATTTTCAGGGAACCTACGGTTCCCCTGAAACCCCTCCCTCTCAGGGGAATCAATGGTTAACAATTAAAGGAGGGGGTTTCAGGGGGAACCGTAGGTTCCCCTGAGTAATAGAAATTATAGCTATATAATATAAGAATTTTATTATATTATATGTCAAAATCATCAAAAGAAACAAAAAAAAATAAAAGATGTAAGAAAGGTACTCGAAGAAATCCTAAAACAGGTAATTGTGATCCAATAATAGAACCTGAACCAAGTATTATAGAACAAATAAAAGATTCTGTATTAAATTTTCATCCGATTCAAATTAGTCAAGTCAAACAAATACCAGAAAATATAGATATAATAGAAAAAAAAGGGAATCTAAAAATAAAAGTAAAAAAAAATAAACAACCACAACCACAACCACAAAACATAGAAGAAAAAGCATCAGAATGTAATAAAAATTATGTATTATTAGAAACAGATATTAAACGAAGTGAAGAATTAAAAGATTTAACAGGACAAGAATTACGAAATATTCACTATGAATTAACAAATGATGAGTCTGTACTTCCACGTACAAAAGGTATAAAAACGAAAGATGAATTGATACGTTTAATTATTTGTTTAGAAAATGAAAAAAATGAAAAAAATAAAAAAATAGGTTATCAAATTCCTGACATTTTCTCTATGAGAGGAATAGATGATATAGAAAAAAAAATTCCAGAAGAACCTTTTAAAGAACCTGTTCCAATAGTTGAAACCAAAATGAAGCCAATTAAAAAAAAATTAAATATAATATTAAATGAACCTATTGAAAATGAAGAAACCAAAATAGATTTAGAAATTCCTAATCAAGAAGAACAAAAAGAAGAAGAAAATAAAGAACAAAAAGAAGAAGAAAATAAAGAACAAAAAGAAGAACAAAAAGAAAAAGAAGTACCCGAGTCAAACAAAATTACAAAAAAAGAGAATGAATTACAAGAAAAAATAGGAATTCCGCACCCAAATATTGAATCCAAAGAATACAATTCATTTTTATTTGAAAAAGAAAAAATAGAATCAGAAAATCTAAAAACAAACGATTCCTTCCCTTTCTTATACCCCGAATTAAATGATCCTAATTTCAATATAAAAATCGCAAAACACAAAGAATTTAATGATACACAATATGACGGATCTATAAAAAACATCAAAGAACAAGCAAATTATTTATGTAACGCAGAATTTGAATTATCTCCTTATCAATTGTTTGTAAAAAATTTCCTTTCCGTACAAACACCTTATAATTGTTTATTATTATATCATTCCTTAGGAACAGGTAAAACACTAAGTAGTATAGGAATTGCAGAAGAGATGCGTTTGTATATGAAACAAATAGGACTAAATCAACCAATATTAGTAATTGCTTCTCCAAACGTCCAACAAAACTATCGTTTACAGTTGTTTGATGAACGTAAATTAAAACTAGTAAATGGTCTATGGACGTCAAATACAAATGTTAGTAATGCACTTTTAAAAGAAATAAATCCAACAAATTTAACTGGTATTCCAAAAGACCGTATTATTAGTGAAGTAAATACTATTATAAATAAACATTATTTTTTTATGGGATATATAGAATTAGCAAATTACATAAAACGTCATACAGGAATTCCAGAGGGAACCAGATTTTCCATGGAAGAACAGAAAATCCTTCGTAATAAAAAAATACGCAAGTATTTCGACAATCGTCTTATTATTATTGATGAAGCACATAACATACGTATTTCAGATGATAATCGCGAAGAATCGAAAACAGCAAGTTTATTAATGGAAGTAGCTCGTTATGCAAATAATATGCGTTTATTATTACTTTCTGCTACACCAATGTATAATAATTATAAAGAAATTATATGGATAACAAATTTAATGAATACTGTTGACAAACGTAGCCTGATAAGAGAAGATGATATATTCGATAAAGAAGGTGGATTTGTATCAGGAAAAACAACAAAAGACGGTAAAGTAATAGAAGATGGAAAGGAGATTTTAAAACGCAAATTAACAGGGTATATTTCGTATGTTCGCGGTGAAAATCCTTATACATTTCCTTTTCGCATTTATCCCGAAACATTTTTACCTGAAAATTCTCTTTCAAATATTTTAAATGAAAAAAAATATCCGACAAAACAATTGAATCAAAGAACAATAGAGAACCCTTTAAGTATAATACCTGTTTTTATAAGTGAAATTGGTGAATATCAAGAAAAAGGATATGATTTTATTATGAAACATTTACGTAATAAATCCTTTTCTACTATGAATAAATTTGGCGAAGTTCGAGAATTACCGTCATTTGAAAATATGGAATCTTTTGGATATACACTATTGATGCAACCATTACAAGCATTAAATATTATATTTCCAAATCCAGCCATTGATAATATTCGAGAAGAAAAAGAAGAAAAAGAAGAAAAAGAAGAAGAAGAAAATTATCCGGAAGAAAGGAATGAAGAAATAATCAAAAACATTATTGGAAAACGCGGACTATATAATATTATGACACGTAAAGAAGAAAAAACCCCAATACCGAATATTTACGATTTCGAATACAAATCCGAAAAAACATACGGACGTATTTTCCATCCAGATAATATTGGTAAATATAGTAACAAAATAGCGAAAATATGTAATTCTATCCGAAATTCTAAAGGTATTATTATTATTTATTCTCAATATATTGAAGGTGGTATTATACCTATAGCACTAGCATTGGAAGAAATGGGGTTCGGAAGATTCAGTATTGCAAGTCATGCAAAAAACCTTTTCAAAACCCCCTATGGAGAACCTATAGATTCAGTAACGATGAAAACTCATACTCAATATATAAAAGATGGTGGAGAACCAAATAAATTTAATAGAGCTAAATATGTAATGATTACTGGAAATAAAGCATTTTCACCAGACAATTTGGCAGATATTAAATATGTTACTCATCCAGATAATAATAATGGAGAAAAAGTGAAAGTTATATTGATTTCAAAGGCAGGTTCTGAAGGTTTAGATTTCAAGTGTATTCGACAAGTACATATATTAGAACCTTGGTATAATATGAGTCGTATAGAGCAAATTATTGGACGCGGTGTTCGTAATTTGAGTCATTGTTCTCTAGATTTTGAAGATCGTAATGTAGAAATTTATTTACATAGTACGTTACCTAGAAACGATGAAGAACCAGCAGACCTTTATGTATATCGTTTCGCTGAAAAGAAGGCAATAGCAATTGGAAAAGTAACCCGATTGTTAAAAGAGGTAGCTGTAGATTGTATTTTGAATATAGGACAAACCAATTTTACAGTAGAAAAATTAGCATCTCTAGCAGAAAACAAAGAAGTTAAAATAAAATTATCTAGTAAAAATGGTGAGGAAATCATTTTCCCTGTAGGTGATAAACCATTTACTGCTATTTGTGATTATGCAGACAATTGTTCCTTTACTTGTTCTCCAAATGAAGAAATAAATGAAAAGGATATAATAATGGATATGTATAATGACGACTATTTAAAAATTAATTATTTGGTAATTGTAAAGAGAATTCGACAGCTTTTTAGAGAACGTAATATTTATAGTAAAGAAGAATTAATTAATTCTATAAATTTATTGAAAGTTTATCCTATAAATCATATAGATTATGCTCTTTCTCGTTTTGTCGATAATAAAACAGAATATATATACGATAGATGGGGGAGAACAGGTTATCTAATAAATCGCGATAATTATTATGCTTTTCAACCGTCGGAAATTACAGATGAAACAATATCACTTTTTGAACGAGGAATACCGAGAGATGAAAATCCCGAATACGTTGAAATAGAATTACCAAAACAAAAAGGACCTCTTTTAATAGAAGAGTCAGTGATTCCAGAAGAATCAGATATAAAAACTGAAACAATAACAAATAAAAACAAAGATGAAAAATACGGAATGATTTTGAATAATTTACGTGAAATATTTAATATTGTAGAAGAATGGAGAACTAAAAAAAGAGAGGGTTCTCAAGTTCCATCCGGACAAGCAGATTGGTATACAAATATGGGTTTCGTTATAGATCATATAATTGAGAATCATAAAATAAAAGAATCTGAAATAAAGGATTTTATTATTTTCCATTATTTAGACTGTCTTTCATTCGAAGAACGTATGATAATAGTAAAATATTTGAATCAAGAATCAAGTTCTCAAATATTTACGGATTATGACAATGTTTTCAAAAAATATTTCGATGAAAAGATAGTAAAAGTAAGGGGATTTAAAACAATCGTTTTAATAAATGATAAAATAGTGGATAGTAATGAAGAACGTTTGAAAATTTATATACAAAATAATAATGGGGACTTATTAGAATGGAATCCGGCCGAACCAACTGATCGTATTAATGCAATAAAAGAAACCATTCAAACATCTTTAGTACAATATAGTAATTTAAGTAGAATGGTAGGATTTATGAACGTTTTTCGTAACAATGACATTGTATTCAAAACGATGGATATGCAAAATTCTTTGAAAAAAGGGTCTCGATGTGCGAGTGAAGGAAAGAAGGATATAATAAAAAAAATAAATATAATTTCCAAAGAAATCAAATATAATGAAGAGAATACAGAGAATGAAAATTTGATTTTGAAACAGGGATTATGTGTAATATTAGAGGTATTATTAAGATATTATACGAATATGAATGTAGATAATAAAGTATGGTTTTTAAATTTAGAAAAAGCGGTGATAAGTAAACTCGTGAAATAATAAGGGGAACCAAGGTTCCCCCTTAACCCCCCTCCTTCTCAGAGGGGGACCAAGGTTCCCCCTGAGTAGGTTCCCTGATTATTATATAGATATTATTATATTTAAGTGTTAATGAACGCTGTAGCTATAATTTTAGGAATTGTTATTATAATTTTATTTTTTGTTTTATATAAATATTTTACTACCACTGCATATAAACTTTCTACAAAAACTAATATTAGTTTAAATACAGATCAAGCAGCATTAGCTATTACAAAAATAGATAGTGCTACAAGCAATCAATATGCTTATGGAATATGGGTCTATATAAATACTTGGAAAGGCACAAGCATTAAAACAATATTTACCCATGATAGTGTTTTGAAAGTATATATAGATGAAAATAAACCAATTTTGAATGTAGATGTAACATTATCAAACGATAGTGTTTCTAAAAATATGGTTGTTGATAATTTTCCTTTACAAAAATGGGTTTTTATTATTGTTAGTATGGATACTTCATTTTTAGATGTTTATTTAGATGGAAAATTATTAAAATCATTTAAAATAAATGATGCCAAACAACCCCCATCTAATCCAAGAATTACTTTAGGTAATCAATCTGGTACTATAGGAAAACCGTATCAACCATTTGATGCAGTTGTTACACTATTTTATAGATGGAGTGTTCCAATGGATCCAGGAACTGCTTGGAATTACTATATGAAAGGAAACGGACAAGGTGGATTATTAAGTTCAATGAGTACTTATGGAGTAAATATGCAGGTATTACAAAATAATATTGAAACTTCAACTTATAAATTATTATAAATATAAGCCAATAGATTTCATTGAGTATATAATATATATTATATACTAGTATGAATAATATTCCATCTATAACACAAAATCAACCGTCTCAAATTTCTAGTGCCGTTAAAAATACTACAGAATATATAGGAGATACAGTGGAATCAGTTGGAAAAAAATATGCGGATATGAGAACAAACGTATCTAGTTCTTTATCTGATTTTTCGGATAAAACAGCTGCTGGTGCGGATGCATCAAAAGAATTTTTAACATCAAATACAATTGTAGCAAAAGTAGCATTTGTTTTGTTAATATTGTTATTATTTTTGTTTTTTCTATATTTAGGAATAAATATAATGCAATTTTTAATTAATCCTTCAAACAATCCTTATTTAGTAAAAGGTATGGTTTCTGGTAATGCTGGAATAACTATATTACAAGATCCTACGCAAAAAAAATCTATTACTTTATTACGCTCAAATAATCAAACAACAGGTTTAGAATTTACCTGGTCTGTATGGATTTATATTTCGGATTTAAATAATAGTCCTAAAATGTTACAAAATATTTTTAATAAAGGTAATCTCGGATATAAGGATGATGGAATAGCAAATACAAATGGTCCAGGATTATATATTTTACCAGGAGCATCAAATAGTTCTTCTAATACTGCTGGATTAAGGGTAGTTATGGATGTAAATAGTATTGAAATATATAGTCATATTGATATAAGTAATGTTCCTATCAAAAAGTGGATAAATGTAATAATACGTATGAAAAATACAATGATGGATATTTACATAAATGGCGTAATTTCAAACCGATATATATTACCATCTGTACCTAAACAGAATTATTACGACATACAAATATGTCAAAATGGTGGATTTAGTGGTCTATTATCAAATTTACGTTATTATGATAAAGCATTGAATGTAATACAAATAAATAATATTGTATTTTGGGGACCTAATTTGAATGCAAGTACAACTGTATCAACGACACGAGGTGGATTTGAATATTTATCATCTACATGGTATACTGGAATGTTCAATTAATCACTCAGGGAATCAATGTTCCCCCCCCCTGAACCCCCCCTCCTTTGAATAAAACAACTTGTCAAAACTTGATGTTAACCAAATGATTAATATCAAATAACCTTATCTAAGGGAGGGGGGTCCAGGGGAACCTACGGTTCCCTGAGAAGGAGGGGGTCAGGTGGGACCTTGGTTCCCTTGAGTAATATATAAACATAAAATAAATACAAATAAAAAAATACAAAATATGTCTAATTCAACAATAAATTTTGCATTAACATCTTTATGTCAACAACGTTCAAAACAATTATTATTTAATACACCATTACCTAGATACAGTCCTATATCACCATACAATGGTGCATTCACAAAATTCCAATTAGATATGCGTAGAAAAGCCGAAGTATTAAAATATAGTAATAATGCATCTTCTACAAAAACGAATAATCTTACAAAAGCAGAAAGATGGTCTCAAATTGCAAAGGGTAATTCTAATAGTCAATCGAGTAATTTTCCAAGTATAAATCTGACATTGATAGATTATCAAGGAAACTATAGTAATATTACTGTAAAATTTCCAGATACAATAGAAAAAATAAAAACATCCAAATATACAAAAGATAATAATGGAGATACAGTTTTAGATACTGATGCATATCAAATCGTTGGAAAAAATGGCTATTATTATGTAAATATAATAATAGAAGGAGCACTAAACCAGTGTAATAAAAATACACTTGTTCCAACACCGACTTCATCATCTGGTGTGCCTGGACCAGTAATAAACTTAATAGATGATGAAACCGTACCGTTATACAATTATAATAATAATGTTAATTCATACAGTTACAATTCTAATAGAGAACAAACAAAATTATGGTTATATAATCCTACATCAGATATATTTTTATTGAATGGAAAAAATACAAAAATATTGACAATGATGGTTTCTAATTTGGTAAACCAAGAGTCTAATATTTTCACATTACAATTTCCAATTTCATTATATGTGACAGGAACAAATATATCAAGTAATGTATTATTAAATCCAATAAATAACCCTTATAATTTTACTGATTTAAACATTGGAATACAATCTATTAATTTTAGTGTAAATTATAATAATATACCGATCCAATTTACAAACCCACCAATAATAAGTATATCAGGTTCTCCATTAACATATAATAATGGAACATATACTGTAAATAATAGACAAATGAAATTCGATATTAATTTTAAACAAACTCCAACAGTTAGTACGGATTATTATACAGCGAAACTATACATTGGATATATTACAATTTCAAATATAAATCTTCCTACACAACCAGGTTATGTTTATGATTTCTATTTAACAGTCAATTCATCAAATATAAATTTCCAAAACAATAATATAAACGATGAAATAAATTACAATAATAATATACAAAATACAGTGATAGGATGTTATATAAATTCATCAAGACAAATTATTCAATACAATACTAATATAACTGAGGGAACCTACGTTACGTACCGACCCCCTGAAACCCCTCCCTTAAAAGAAAACAGCTTGATGTTAACCTGAGGGAACCAAGTCAGAGAACCTACTCAAGGGAATCAATGTTCCCCCCTGAACCCCCTTTTTTGAATAAAACAACTTGTCAAAACTTGATTTTAACCAAATGATTAATATCAAATAACCTTATCTAAAGGAGGGGTTTCAGGGGGTCGGTACGTAACGTAGGTTCCCTGAGTTATTATATTGTAGAATATAATTCATTTTTGTTTCAAAATATTCAGGGTAAGTAGATAAATCAAAATTCAACTCTTGAATAATATTTAAAATAGTATAAGAAATATTAAACAGGTTCTCTAATAATTTATCTGAAGAGTCGCAATATTTATCCCAATCTGTAATAGAATATGGATGTAAAAAAATATTATCTAAAATAAAACGGGGTTTTTTAATAAAAATGATTTCCAAATCTTCATATTTTTTAATAGAAGAAATTTTCATTTTTAAATAAGGAGTCAAATAAGGTTCTAATTTGTCTTTATCCAAAGAGAGATAAATAGAAACAATCGAATCCATTTTTTTCAAAATGTTTTTATAACGATCTATAACATTTGTTGGTAAATATCGTCTAATTTTTATTAATTCTATCATATTTTTGGGATCGGATATATTTTCGAAATTAGATCGGACATTATTTATTTCATCTTTTAACCATTTCAAGTTCTCGATAATATACAAATAATCATCGTTATCATTTGTCAAAAGAGATAATAAATATTTTTTATTGTTATATTTTTTCAACCCATCTTCTATTTTTTCTTTTTCATTTTCGTCAAATTTTTCATATTGATATATCTGAATAACTTCTTCAATAATGTCGTTTTGTTTATCATAATCTAAAAATGAAATAGAAATCTCCTTTTTCAAAAAAGATATTTGTTGAGGTGTAAGATTCTCATTCGTATAATTTCCTCCGCGGACATTATCGATACCATATACTCTCATGAAATGTTTGACATGATAATCAATTTCAAGAACATCATTTATATGAACGGTATTTATAAGAAAAATAGGGGGGTTTTTTTTAACAAAATCGAACATAAGAGAACATTCTTTGAATAGTAAATTTTTATAAATAGGTAATGAAACATGTAAAAAAAACTTATTGTTTTCTAGTTCAATAATATAAATATTGTAATCGGACATATACGTAAAAACAAAAAATATTTTTATATATTTTTATAATAATACAATAATACAAACAAACAATATTTATTTGTAAGTAAAGAAATAATATACAATTTTATCTGTAAGGTTATCTGGTATTTTTCTCAATACTTTTATAATTTACAAACAGGAATTGAACCCGATTATATATCCTATTTTCATATTCGTAAGATTCGTACAATATTTTATCTTCCCGTCGTAAGATAAAATATGATTGACAATTTTCATCGGTAAATGTTGATAAAATTACATATACATGGTTCTCTCGATAGTTATTATGATATTGTATAAAAATATAATAAATATATATAACAAAAATGAAAACAAATTCTTGGATTAATTTTATCCGAAAATATTATTCTTCAGAAAAGAAAAGAAGCGTTACACCTAAATGTAGATATAGTGCAAATTTTAAAAGAGTTTCCAAAATGTATAATTGTGAAAAAAAAGTAGCAAATAGAAAAACACGTAAAATGCGTAAATCTAAGGTTTAACATTAGGTGTCAAAGTAGGATTTAAACACATTTTTTGTTCTGGGAAAACTTGACCTGAAATACATTTATCTTGATCGCTAATTTCAATACATCCTCTTCTACCTTGATATTCACCGACTAAACACCAATTTTTTTTAGATGAAGTAACAGGATTTTGAATAGGGTTTTCTGTTTTATCTGGTTTAGGTTCTTGTGGTGGTTTAGGAGCATTATTAATTTTATTATCTAAATTTTTATCAGGTTTAGTAGAATCAATCAATAAATCTCCTACATTATGAACTGCCCCTCCAGTTATATCTATACCGACTTTAGCAGTATCTGTAACAACATCAGTAGCTTTATTAATGACTGTCCCTGTAGTATATCCTAACAATCCTAAAATTTGATTAAAAAAAGGTCCCAAAATATTAGAAACAGATTCAAGTATATTGCCAGTAGTAGTTAATAAATTTATTCCTAAAAAGGATAAAACCAATAAAAAAATTAGCACACCAATTATAACAGTTTGATTTTTATTTTCATTGTTTGGGTTTTGAACGATATTATCATTATTCATATTATTATCCATATATTACTACAATTATATATAATCAAATGATTTTATCTTTTATATTATACATTTTTGATTTCCATAGGTTTATTAGTTTCGAAAAGTAGAATAGGCTTTTCTAAAATATTTTTGTTATTAGAAACAGTACAGTAAATATCACCCCAAATACGACTACGTTCTCCAAGAGTATCCATAAACATATCCGTAGATATTTTTTTTTCTGTTTCTTCTTTGTTTTTATCTTTTTTAAGTTTTTCTTCTTTTGGCTTATCTTCTTTTGGTTTTTCTTCTTTTGGCTTTTCTTCAATTTGGTGTTCTTTTTTCACTTTTTTTTTATCTATATCTCTGTTTTTATCAGCTATTTTTTTAGCATAAAGTTCTCCCTTTAAAAAAATTTCATCGCCTATAATCTCAATACCTGCTCTTTGAGGTCCAACCCAAAAAGCAGGGGTTCTCGAATTAACATTTTGAGGGATTGAATAAGTTTTAGAAAGAGACATAATACTAATAATTCAATAATATAATATATATTGAATTATCTTTATACCGTTGGATCCTTATAAATATTTATTTTTACTCAGGGAACCTACGGTTCCCCTGAAACCCCTCCCTTGAAAGAAAACAACTTGATATCATTCTAATTATTGATATCAATTACAATACAAAAAACATTATTAAAGGAGGGGGTTTCAGGGGGAACCTTGGTTCCCCTGAGTTTAGTTTACAACAGGAGAAATTTTGCGTGCATTTAGTTGTTCTCGTGTTAAATATAAGTTTTTCAAATCACTTTCTTGATATCCTTGTGGTTTAGAATTATCAACTACAGATCGAAACAAAAAAGGATTATTATAACCAGAAACAGCATTTGATTGTATGCTTGGTAAATCAATAGGACGTTTGAAATATCCTACATCATTACAAGCTTCTTTAAAATTATATTCTAAAATGTCTTTAGAATTACTTGTCAAATAACGACGATATTCCCAATTACTTTTAATATTATTACTTTCAATCAAATTAGCATTTTCAGTAGATTCAGGTTGCCAAGAACCAATAACAGAACGTCCATCGCTCATTAAAGGTGGAAATTCAGGATATTTATTATTTGTACCATAACCTAATGAAGATTGAGGTATTGTTTCTTTTATTATAGGATAAGCAGAATCTATTTTTTCGGGTTGTATAGAATACATTATTTATTTTACAAAGATATATAGTAAGAAGAGATTATTCGATAATATCATCAAGCATTTTCAACAATTCGTTTTTTTTCATTTTACTAGGATCAGTACAAAGACCTTTTGTAATTACAATTCTTTTCAATTCTTGTACTGTCATTTTATTATAAACATCTTTCAAATTTTCTTTGATAGTTTCTTGCACTTTGTTTTCTATAATTTCTACAGAGTCTATTTTTTCAACTTGGATAAGGTCATTTGTATTTTCTTCTAAATATGTTTTTTCGACAATTTTAGTATCTTCATCTAAATTAACAATTTTTAAGTTATCGAAAAAATCTGTATCTATTTTTTCTTTTATAGTATATTCTATATCATCCTCGTCATCATCCTCGTCATCATCCTCATCATCATCCTCGTCATCATCCTCATCATCATCCTCGTCATCATCCTCATCATCATCCTCGTCATCATCCTCATTGGCGACGTTTTCATATTCATCATCAGAAACCACAATTTTGCTTTTTATATATTGAATATCTGGATTTACAAAAATAGTATTATTAGATTCTGTAGATTCAACATTTTCCGTAAAAATTTCAGGGGTGGATTTAGACATTGGTGTTCCATTATGCGTGTTAAACGTTTGTATTCTCTTTATGACTCCAAGCTCTTGAATTAGATTATTAATAATTTCAAACATAGTATCGCATTTTTGTTCTATAGAGTTTATACGCTGTTTGAAATGATTAACAATCAATAAAATTAAAATAAAAGTAATCGCTAAACTAATAAAGAAGAAAGTTTCTATGATATTGAATACACCCATTTATACTAATTTTATAAATAATAACATAAAATAAAACGCGTAAATAAAATGCCAAAAAATTGAATAGAAATTTAATGTAAATATAAACATTATCCAAACAATAACAATGTCACAACAATTTGATAACAAGTGGGATATTATTATTAATTACGGTGAAGAAATAATTAATTATGCAAAAAACGAAAAAAGAAGAGAACAATTAGCAAATGGTAATTTTTGGCCGAATGCATCCAATACTTCGTTTTTAGGAGAATTACAACGTATTATAGACAAGGGATACAATTCATCTTTACAACTTAGTAAAGATGAAATAATCTCTTTGACAGATTATAGAAGAATCAATGAAAATGCATTCAAAAAAATATATCCATTTGTAGTTCGTAACTTTTCATCAAGTGAAAAAAAGAAATTTAGACATCGCATTTATTACTTTTCAGACCGCGAAAAACGTTTAGAAAATGCAAAAAAATATAACAAAGCAAAAAGACAAAATTATATTTCACAGATTAGGGGGTCGAATGGATCCAATATGTAAATAGTTAAAACATAATAAACACAAAAATTATATAGTTGTATATATTGTATTTTTTTACGTAATAAATACGTTCATTTATTCCTGTAAATTTGTAAAAACACTATATCAATATGAGATTAATAAGTTATGATATTGGAATAAAAAATTTAGCATATTGTGTTATTGAATACGAAGACAAACAATTATCAATTATAGATTGGAATGTAATGAATCTTTTAGAAGAAGCAGCATCATCTCAAAAATGTTCTCAAATAAATAAAATAAAAGGTTCAAAACAACCTATATGTCAATGTATTAAAGATGCTAGATTTAAAAAAGGCGAACAATATTATTGTACCAAACACGCCCAAAAATCGGGGTTTATTGTTCCAACAAAAAAACAAAAAAGAGGATTTTTAAAAAAGATGGGTAACAATGAATTACAACAACTAGCTAAAACCCTTTTTTTATTTGAGAACTTGGAGAAAGCAAAAAAGGATGAATTAGTAGATAAAATAATGAAATATTACGAAAAACAATGTTTAGAACTTGTTATAGAAAAAAAAGAAAAGAACGCAGGAGAAGCAGATTTGATTCTTATTGGAAAACGTATGAAAAAATTATTAGATGAAAATCAAATAACAGAAACAATTACACATGTAGTTATTGAGAACCAAATATCCCCCATTGCTACAAGAATGAAGACAGTACAAGGAATGTTAACACAATACTATATTGATAGAAACATAGATATGTTTATTGATTTTATATCCTCTGTAAATAAGTTAAAACAATTTTTGCCTTCAACTGATTTAAAAAAAAAGATCAAAAAACCAAAATTAAAAAACACAATAAAATTGGAAACGAAAAACGAAGAAATGAAAGAGAACGAAAATACAAATGATGAAAAAGAAGAAGAAACAGAAATAGGATCAAAAAAAGACAAAACAACATACAAAGATCATAAAAAATCAGGTATTATATATTGTTCTCAAATAATAGAAAATAATCCCCAATTTTCTAATTGGAAAGAGAAGCTAGAAACGAAAAAAAAAGATGATTTAGCCGACTGTTTTTTACAAGGATTGTGGTATTTCAAACAAAAAAATATAATATCTTATGCGGATGATTTAAAAATAAATATTGTATGATTATCATAATTAAAGATGGAAGTTATTGATATTGGATTAAACGATTTAGAACCAGTTTCATTAAATTTTAATGAATCAAAACCAAGTGTAAATTTTGGATCTGGTATAGAATTATTAATGAATGATAAAAAGAGATCTTCTAGTACAATGAATTTGAATTTAGGAGAACTAGATAGCTTAGAAAATGAATTGAATGAGATTTCTGGTGCAGGATCTTATTCAAATAGTGAAAGCGGAAACGGAAATACAAAAACATTAAGTGGTTTAGCAAGTAGTTTTTTCGGAAGTGGGTTTACGTCCAATGAACCTAAAAATGTTTCTTTGAATATTGAAGAACCCTCTGATTCTAACATAGGTAATGCTACTCGTGAAAGTATAGGAACAACAAAAACATGGGATGGATTTTCAAAACTAAATGAAATACCTGTTTCATCAAATACATCATCAAGTAAAATGACTGATCGCGAAAAACGCCGTAAAAAACGCGCAATGATTAAAAAATTGGAAGAATGGTATGAAAAAGGTTTGATCAAAAACAAGTCTCATTTTGATTTAGATTCACCATATGAAGAAATAGAAGATGAATACGAGCAAGCTATGGAAGATAAACGTAAAAAAGACAGTATTAAATTACAGGGATGGTGGTTTATGACTTTTATAAATTCTATAGAATACGGGAATGCAGTATTTAATCCTTTCGATTTGAATTTAGACGGGTGGGGAGAACAAGTAAGTGAAGATTTAGATAGTTATGAAGAAATATTCTCAGAATTACATGAAAAATATAAGGGTGGAAAATTAGCACCCGAAATTTCACTATTATTACGTGTAGGATTTAGTGCTGCTGTTTTAAATTTTTCTAATAAAGCATTATCGAGTGCTACTCCTGCATTCAATGATGTTATTAAACAAAGTCCTGAACTTATGCGTATGTTTACAAATGCTACTGTTAGTAGTATGAGTCAGGCATCACCTGGATTTTCAATGGCAAATAATCTTATGCAAGAACAAGGAAACCGTCCACGTGGTCCACCACCACCAGCACCAGTAGAAACCAAAAATCAACCACCACCTCAAAGACCTGGTAATATGGTATTTACGGAAACACCTAGTAATCGACCAGATATATCAGCAGGACGTGGAACAATGTTCCGAGAACAAGGTATGGATATAAACAATGGTTTTGAAAAATTAGAAGAACAACAACGTAGCATTCGACCTCCACCTCAAATGCAACAACAGCAACAACAACCACAACAAAATCGTCCAGAAATGCGAGGTCCTCAAACAACAGACATAGATAATATTTTATCAGGATTAAAAACTCGTAATGTAAATATTCACGAACAATCACAACAAGAAACTATAAATACCGAAGATGATTCAATGATTTCTATTAGCTCATTAAAAGATTTACAGAACGGAAATATGCCAAAGCGTTCTGCGCGTCGCAAAAGCAATAATTCTAGAAATACTATATCATTAGATATATAGTTCATATGTTTCGCTTGAAAAATTGAAAAAATTATTTGTTTTATCTATTATAAAACAAATAAAACATAGGAATCATAATGGGACTCTTTTATTCTTGTTGTTGTGAAAATAAAGACTTTAATAAGAAAGAATTAAAAAAACTTTTCAAGCAATATATGTGTATAAATGTATACTATAATCATAAATGTAAAGAATTTAATGATATCCAATCAAATAAATCAACAACAAAATTTCAAAAAAATAAAAGTAAAGTTCCTGAAGAATTTTATTTGAAAACGAAAAAGGAATTATTTGATTTTGCTAAATTTCATAATAATTATAAAAAAAAATTAATAAAAGAATTATTAGAATATTGCGAAAAATATCCGAACGAATACATAAATAAATATCCACACATAATAACATATAAATTTTATCCTTCTAGATTAGAAGAGAACCTACTTGATTTAATACCATTATTGTACGAATAATATTATATTTTAAACAAATATAAAAATTTTGTCTTATATAACACAATGTTCTTTCCTAATATTGCAATACATAGTTTTTTTAATGAATTATATAAAACTACTAATAATTCTATTACAAAATTTTACTCTTTTTTGAATCCAAAAACAATAATTGTAAAATCCTTTATTTTATACAGTGAAATAAAATCAAAATATGAAAATTTTCAAGAAAACAATCAGTTTTTCAAAAAAATAGGATGTTATACTAATTATTTAATACAAAATATTTACGGTATAGTTTTTAATGTTCGCAGAGAACCATTCTACGAAAATTGGATCAATACATCAATCTTATCTCATTATGAAAAAAGGACAATATTAGAAAACAATCATTCTTATTTACTAAATTTCGGTTTTGAATATAATGAAAATTACTACAATAATCAGGATTGGCCCAAAAAACTTTATTTGGATTCTTTCAAAACAACGTGTATTCATAAATCATCAAAAATGGGTTTTGAAGAAAAAATAAATAAAGAGAGAGTAAAAATAACAAACGAAGAATTTGAATGCATAATGATATTAAAAACAGAAAATAAATATATAGTCCGATTAATAAATGATACATGTGATAATTATGTTGATTCAGAAGATCAATCGAAAATCCATTTTTTATCCGTAGAATACACAAATCCAAAAATGAATAAATCAATCAATATAGACATAGATAAAAAATATTTTATAGAAGGAAATCAATTATTTTCACCTACTTTTGTATTAAGGTGTTTAGAATATCAAAAAGGCGTTCTCAATAACAATAGTATTTTCAATATTAATAATTTACAAGAATATTTTATTTTTAATTATCTATTCAAACTTTTCAAAATAGAAGAACCCTATTATTTTGATATGAATTACAAATTAAATATTATGGATAATAATATCCATTTTTTTGAAATCAATAGTAATGAATATATTGTTGTAGAGAAGGACGGATATATAGTTAAAAAAATTCATTCGTAAAATAATATAAAGTTTTCTATGAATATAATCTACGGGCGTAATCACAATGGATACAGTGAGTATACCTACCTCAGAACATCTATTGGATGATAAATGGAATTTATATTACCATTTACCACACGACAAAAATTGGGATCTATCCAGTTATACAATTATTATGAATTCTATAAATACGGTTGAAAAAGTAATTGCATTGAATGATGTAATTCATGAAAATGTAGTAAAAAATTGTATGTTGTTTGTGATGAGGGATGGGATTACGCCCATGTGGGAAGATCCACGCAATCGCAATGGCGGTTGTTTTTCATACAAAGTTGTAAATAAAACTGTACCCGAAGTATGGAAAGCCCTTTTTTTTAGTCTATGTGGTGAATCATTATGTTTGGATTCAAAACATAGTAAACATATCAATGGAATAGCTATTTCACCGAAAAAGAATTTTTGCATTATAAAAATATGGATGGATACCGCGGAATTACAAGATTCGAGTATTATTATTAATATACCGAATTTGACGAAACAAGGATGTTTATTCAAAAAACACGAACCTGAATTTTGATACTTTAATGTTTTTATATTACTCAGGGAACCTACGTTACGTTCCCTGATTTATTACAAAGTAAATTTATTAAACCTTTTTCATTAAAATGTTTTCGATAAAATTATTTAGAAAAATATTTATTTATTATCAAAATATGATAACAAATAAATTACTTTTATTATCAGGTAGTACATTTGGAATATTATGCATATTTTGCTATAACCTATTACCGCTTTATTTCAAAATCATATTGATTCCTCAAAGTATTTTAACGTTAATGTTTTGGAATGAACCAATAAAAAATAGAAATACTCTTTTACATAGAATTGATGGTTTTTTTGTAAAATTATTGGTTGTTTCATTTATTTCTTACAAAACTTTTTTGTATAGGAAAAATTTTATAATGTTTGCAATACCAACAGGATTAGGATTGTATTATTTTTATCTTTCAGACGTCCAATCGAGAAAAGAATGGTGTTCTCAATAACACCTAATTTTCCATTTTTTAGCTCATATATTTTCTTGTACCAGTATTTTTATTGCGATCCAATAAAAAAATGATAATATAATATATCATAATGTATCATATAACAGAATATACTTACAGACAAGCAAAAAGAATAGGGGTTACAGTAAAACCATCGACTGTAAAAGACAAGAAAATAGACGTATTTAGAAACGGTGAAAAAATAGCATCTGTAGGGTTTTTAGGATTTTTGGATTATCCAAATTATATCAAAGAAAAAGGGTTATTTTATGCTAATAATCGCAGAAAATTATACAAAATACGGCACGATAAAGACCGTCATAAAAAATGGTCGAGAGGGTGGTTAGCAGACCAGTTACTCTGGTAATTTGAAAATTAATTGTCGTATATCTTCACTTACATCTTCAATAGTCCTTGTTAATTTATTATTTTCATTTGGAAATATATTATTATTAACCATTTTCAAATATTCTTCTTCATCGTCCATCAATTCTTTCATCCTACAAATAACATTATCAATAGTATCATCATTCATATTTTCTACATTAATAAATCTATCAATATTAAAATTTTTTGATACATTATCAGATCCCCAATAAACTGGTATATTTCCCGATAAAAATCCATTTACTATTTTTTCAGTTATATAATTATATTCTTTTGTATTTTCCATTGAAACGATAAATTTATATTGCGAAACAAATTCTTGAAATTTTTCTGTATCATACATATCTATTACACGTGGAACATTATTTTTGTAAGAACCAGCATAATCTATTTCGAAATGTTTTTCAAGTTTATCACAAAAGTAATTTCTTTCTATTCCATTTGGATTTGAAATAATAACGCAAATATTTTTGGGAGGTATTTCAGTTATTTTTGAAGGATTTTCTATTTTTTCAATAAAATTACTACGATAAATATAATATGTATAAAAGGGAAGATTTATTATATTATTATTATTGTCTTCCCCCTGTAAAATACAATCATACATTTTTAACGTATCTAGACGTTCAATAGTAGATCCTGATTCAATATTTTTTTTCGATTCTCCAGAATAAAAAAAAGTATATTTCCAATTTTTATATTTTAAATAACTCTCTGAACTAAAAGTGCATTCTAATAAAATATCACTTTCTTCTGGTGTTCCTAATATACATTCTTCACCAAATACTTTACTAAACAAAACCAAAAAAAAGTCTGAATGGGATTTTTCTATAAAATCATCCCAAAAACCGTATGTAAAAACTTTCATTTTAATTAAATAATAATATGAATAATTTTTATATTATTATTCCTTACAATTATTACAATTACAATGAAAACCGTATGTTTATTATTACTATTTTTTAATACTTATCAAATAAGATTTGGTCTTAGGAAGGAGGTAATGGAACCAAACAAAGTCTTATTTCTCCTAATGAAGCAACATCGTATTTAACAATAAGAGGTAAATCATTACCTAGATACATTTCTAAATGACTACATAAAGGAGTACATTTAATAAAATGTGAAAGTGATTTCAAAGAAAATTCGCCTTGTATAATCACTGAAGCATCCGATTTTTGTATAAATTCCATATTTCCATCGGATTCAGATCTAAAAATACGAGAACTTGCAAAATTGCCTTCACAAGAAAAAATGAGATCATTTCCTACGGATTTTATTTCGATACGATCTGAAATACCATTTAAATCACGAATAATTTTTTGGAAATCCGAGGTAGGTAAATTAATAACAGTAGAATATTCAACATCCGGAACAACTAATTCTTCTGCATCGGGTTCTATCAAACGGAGTTTTTGACTGTAACATTGTTTAATATCCCCATTATCATATTGGAGTCCTAAATGAGAAACAATTCCATCATGATAATCGGATTGATCTATATACATCGATAATGTATCATCATTTGACATTGTAGAAATAACTTTGAAAAGATGTAGAGTATTGGCACAAACAATAATTTTGTCAGGTTTACAATCATATTGTTCGAATTTATGAGAATTTAAAATTACATTTACTAATATCGTATGAGTTTTGTCAAAATTAATAATTTTCATTCCATCTTTTGTGAAAGTAATAGTAGCATCTGTCAAAATATCTTTGATCGCAGTAATCATATTACGAATAGGTTGAATTTGTACTGTTTTTATTGTTAATACATTATTTTCTTCGTTCATTCAGTATACAAAATATATAAATAAAACGCGTTTGTTTTTATATTTTTATTTATTCTTATTATTTTTATTTTGTTTGAATTATTAATTATTTAATTTTTTTTACATTTATTATATAAGTCAATCCATGATGAATTAAGCATTTTTTCTATAAGGACACAATTCTTTTTTATATCTATATTTTCTGTTGTATTGCATTTTACGAGTAAATCTAAAAATATATTACAATGTTTATTTTTATTTTTATCTGTATCTATGGTAGACATTATATTAGTTATGTTTTTATTTTTAACTTATTTTTTATTAGTTATTATTCAAAATTTTTATTAAGATAAGTGGAGTAATGAGAACCTATTTTTCTCTTATACTTTTAATCCAATCTTCTACTTTTTTATAATCTTCTTTATTTTTTTTATAAATTTCTATAATTTCATCCCCTGAATTTACATATCCAAGTCCAGCAGTACTTACACCAAAAACATTATTACTATGTAAATGAATACTAAATTTATCTTCTTTTATTGTAATTTTTCTGATAGATGTTATGTTTATTATAATAAATGCTAATTTCAAAAAATCTACCATATAATAAAAAAAACAAAAATTATTTTTATACTATTTACAGAAAGAATTTAATTTTTTTTAGTTTCTTTCGGAGAATCTAAATATCTAATAACTCCAATAACTGTTGCAAAAGGCAAGATAATAGGTGATACTAAAATAAAAGTAAATCCTAATATAAATCCATAAAAACTAACTATTGTTGTTTCACCAACACATCTGATATAAGATTTATTGCGGTCATATGTTAAGTATGAAGCACCAAAACCAAATGCAAAACCTCCACCTAAACAAGCATTCCATATAAATGAATCTATTTTATCATTAAAATCTCTATATTTTTTTTTATCATATTTCATAAAACTTAACGAGCGGATGGTTGATTTATTAAATAATCTTCTTAACATGATACTTAATTATTATTGAATGAATAAAAAAAATATTTATTCAATTTTTTTAGCACGAGGGAACCACGTTGTCTAGACGCGACCGAACCTACGGTTCGTCACGTGACGACAACATCCGAATTTTTATTAATTCCCCTCTTAGTAAATGTCCTCCATCTCCATACCCGCATCTAACCATTTATTGATACGACTAGGATGCCAAGCTTTCATCATTAATTCCTCACGAAGAATATCCATACGCTCCTTCAAGAACGTATAATCCAATTCAAAAATATTCGGATTGGAGGATAAACAATTCAAATCTATTTTATCGGGATGTTTTTCTAATAAATGAATTGCATTTGGATTAGAAGATAACCAATACCAATCAACTTTATCCAAATTTTGTTCTAATATTGAAATTGCATTTGGATTATTTGATAAAGAATCCCAATCTATTTTATCTATATTGTTTTTATCTATATTGTTCTCTAATATAGATATCGAATTAGGATTTGGATTTTCCGATAAACAACACCATTTTATTTTATCAAAATTTTGTTCTAATATAGATATTGCATTTGGATTTTTCGATAAACAATGCCAATCAACTTTATTTAGATTTTGTTCTAATATATGGACGGCATTTGGATTTTTTGATAACATAGTCCAATGTATTTTATCTATATTGTTCTCTAATATAGATATAGCATTTGGATTATTTGATAACATAATCCATTTTATTTTATCTATATTTTTTTCTAATATGGATATAGCATTTGGATTTTCTGATAAATAATACCAATCTATTTTATCCAAATTTTTTTCCAATAGATGAATCGCATTTGGATTCGAAGATAACCTATACCAATTTATTTTATCCAGATTTTGTTCTAATAGATGAATCGCATTTGGATTATTTGATAACATATTCCATTTTATTTTATCTATATTGTTCTCTAATATGGATATAGCATTTGGATTTGCTGATAAACTATACCAATCTATTTTATCTATATTTTGTTCTAATATTGGTATTACATTTGGGTTTGGATTTTTTGATAGCCAATACCAATGTAATTTATTGACATCAATCCAATCAGGAAGTTTATAAAGAGAACATACGGTTTTCTTTTGACTCCCTTCAAGTTGTTTTGTATTCTGATTCATTTTATTTACGCTGTTGTTAATAACATAAAAAAATATTTATATTATTTATCAATTTTGTAGGGAATCCATCTTAGTAAATATCTTCCATCTCCATACCCGCATCTAACCATTTATTGATACGATTAGGATGCCATGCTTTCATCATTAATTCTTCACGAAGAATATCCATACGTTCCTTCAAGAACGCATAATCCAATTCAAAAATATTCGTATTGGACGATAAATAATCCCAATCAACGTTCTCCAAATTTTGTTCTAACAAACGAATTGCATTAGGGTTTTCTGATAACATATACCAATCCACTTTATCTATATTCTTCTCTAATAAATGAATGGCATTTGGATTATGTGATAAACAATACCATATTATTTTATCGGGATTTTTTTCTAATAAATGAATGGCATTTGGATTATATGATAAACTAAACCAATCTATTTTATCGGGATTTTTTTCTAAGATAGGAATTGCATTAGGATTTTTTGATAAATAACACCAACTTATTTTATCCAAATTTTTTTCCAATAAATGAATGGCATTTGGATTTGTTGATAAATAAATCCAATCTATTTTATCGGGATTTTTTTCTAATATTGGTATTGCATTTGGATTTTTTGATAAATGAACCCAACTTATTTTATCGGGATTTTTTTCTATTAAATGAATGGCATTTGGATTTGTTGATAAATAAAACCAATCTATTTTATCGGGATTTTTTTCTAATATATGGATTGCATTTGGATTTGTTGATAAAGAAATCCAATGTATTTTATCAAGATTTTGTTCTAATATAGAAATTGCATTTGGATTTTTTGATAAATAAATCCAATGTATTTTATCAAGATTTTGTTCTAATATAGAAATTGCATTTGGATTTTTTGATAACCAAACCCAACATATTTTATCAACATCAATCCAATCATAAAATTTATAACCTATCCCTTCAATTTGTTCTTTACGATGATTCATTATAATATTTACGCTCTTATTAATAACATAAAAAATATTTATATTATTTATTTATCAATTTTTTAGGGAACCTACTTTCCCCCTACTTTAAAAATCCTCCATTTCCATACCCACATCTAACCATTTTTCAACACGACTAGGATGCCATGCTTTCATCATTAATTCTTCACGAAGAATATCCATACGCTCCTTCAAGAACGCATAATCCAATTCAAAAATATTTGGATTCAACGATAAAGTATACCAATCAACTTTATCCAAATTTTGTTCTATTATTGGAATTGCATTTGGATTAAAAGAAATCCAATACCAATCTATTTTATCAATATTTTTTTCTAATATATGGATTGCATTTGGATTCATCGATAAATAAACCCAATTTATTTTATCGGGATTTTTTTCTAATATATGGATTGCATTTGGATTATAAGATAAATTAAACCAATATATTTTATCAGGATTTTTTTCTAAGATAGAAATTGCATTTGGATTCTTTGATAAAGAAATCCAATGTATTTTATCGAGATTTTTTTCTAATAAATCAATCGCATTTGGATTATAACATAAAGTATTCCAATTTATTTTATCTATGTTGTTCTCTAATAAATGAATGGCATTTGGATTCATCGATAAATAAGCCCAATTTATTTTATCAGGATTTTTTTCTAATATATGGATTGCATTTGGATTCTTCGATAAAGAAAACCAATCTATTTTATCTGGATTTTGTTCTAATATATGAATCGCATTTGGATTTGAAGATAAATAATACCAAACTATTTTATCCAAATTTTGTTCTAATAATGAAATCGCATTTGGATTTGAAGATAACCATTTCCAATGTAATTCATCAAAATCAATCCAATCACGAAGTTTATAAAGGGAACCTACAGTTTCCTTTTGATTCCCTTCTGGTTGTTTTGTAATCTGATTCATTCTATTTACGCTGTTGTTAATAACATAAAAAATATTTATATTTTTCGTTCAATTTTTTAGGAGAATTATAGCTTTTTTTTTAAAAATCCTCCATTTCCATACCCGCATCTAACCATTTATTAACACGATTCGGATGCCATGCTTTCATCATTAATTCTTCACGAAGAATATCCATACGCTCCTTCAAGAACGCATAATCCAATTCAAAAATATTCGGATTTTCTGATAAAGAATCCCAATTTACTTTATCCAAATTTTTTTCTATTAAATGAATCGCATTTGGATTAAAAGAAATCCAAAACCAATCAACTTTATCCAAATTTTGTTCTAATAAATGAATGGCATTTGGATTTCCCGATAAATTAGCCCAATTTATTTTATGTATATTATTCTCTAATATTGGATTTGCATTAGGATTACTGCATAAATGTAACCAACGAATTTTATCAAAATTTTTTTCTATTAAATGAATTGCATTTGGATTAAATGATAAATTATCCCAATTTATTTTATCCAAATTTTTTTCTAATAAATGAATTGCATTTGGATTTGTTGATAGATATTTCCATTTTATTTTATTCATATTGTTCTCTAATATTGGTATTGCATTTGGATTGATTGATAAACAATACCTATCTATTTTATCCATATTTTTTTCTATCAAATGGATGGCATTTGGATTACTTGATATTCCAGACCAAATTACTTTATTTAGATTTTTTTCTAATATTGGTATTGCGTTTGGATTTTCCGATAAACCATACCAACATATTTTATCGGGATTTTTTTCTAATATATGTATAGCATTTGGATTCATCGATAAATAAACCCAATTTATTTTATCGGGATTTTTTTCTAATATATGAATCGCATTTGGATTCATCGATAAATAAACCCAATTTATTTTATCGGGATTTTTTTCTAATATATGGATTGCATTAGGATTTTTTGATAAATAAACCCAATTTATTTTATCAATATCAATCCAATCTTTAAGTTTATAAAAGGAAATGGTTCCATTTCCTTCAGGTTGTTTTGTATTCTGATTCATTCTATTTACGCTGTTATTAATAATATAAAAAAATATTTATATTATTTATCAATTTTGTAGGGAATCCCTTTTAGTAAATGTCCTCCATCTCCATACCCGCATCTAACCATTTATTAATACGACTAGGATGCCATGCTTTCATCATTAATTCTTCACGAAGAATATCCATACGCTCCTTCAAGAACGTATAATCCAATTCAAAAATATTCGGATTTTCTGATAAAGACTCCCAATTTACTTTATCTAAATTTTTTTCTATTAAATGAATCGCATTTGGATTTAAAGAAATCCAAAACCAATCTACTTTATCCAAATTTTTTTCTATTAATGGTATTGCATTTGGATTTCTAGATAAATTAACCCAATTTACTTTATCCAAATTTTGTTCTAATATATGGATTGCATTTGGATTCAACGATAAACAATACCATACTATTTTATCGTTATTTTTTTCTAATATATGAATGGCATTTGGATTATATGATAAACTATACCAATCTATTTTATCTACATTTTTTTCTAATATATGGATTGCATTTGGATTTCCCGATAAACAATACCATACTATTTTATCGGGATTTTGTTCTAATATATGAATGGCATTTGGATTTCCCGATAAACAATACCAATCTATTTTATCGGGATTTTTTTCTAATAAATGAATGGCATTTGGAATATAACATAAATAACACCAAAGTATTTTATCAAGATGCTTTTCTAATATTGGTATTGCGTTTGGATTTTCCGATAACATATCCCAATCTATTTTATCGGGATTTTGTTCTAATAATGAAATCGCATTTGGATTCCGTGATAAATTATCCCAATTTATTTTATCAATATCAATCCAATCTTTAAGTTTATAAAAGGAAAGGGAACCTTTTTTACCCTTTCCTTCAGGTTGTTTTGTATTCTGATTCATTGTATTTACGCTGTTATTAATAACATAAAAAAACATTTATATTATTAATCAATTTTGTAGGGAATCCCTCTTAGTAAATATCCTCCATTTCCATACCCGCATCTAACCATTTATTAACACGATTCGGATGCCATGCTTTCATCATTAATTCTTCACGAAGAATATCCATACGGGTTTTTAAAAATGCATAATCCAGTTCAAAAATATTCGGATTTTCTGATAAAGAAAACCATTTAACTTTATCCAAATTTTGTTCTATTAAATGAATCGCATTTGGATTTAAAGAAATCCAAAACCAATCTATTTTATCGGGATTTTTTTCTAATATATGGATTGCATTTGGATTCATCGTTAAATAAATCCAATTTATTTTATCGGGATTTTTTTCTAATATATGGATTGCATTAGGATTTTTTGATAAAGGAATCCAATGTATTTTATCAGGATTTTTTTCTAAGATAGAAATTGCATTTGGATTCATCGATAAATTAATCCAATCTATTTTATCTATGTTGTTCTCTAATAAATGAATGGCATTTGGATTCATTGATAAATAAACCCAATTTATTTTATCTAAATTTTGTTCTAATAAATGGATTGCATTTGGATTTCGCGATAAATTAACCCAACTTATTTTATCCAATTTTTTTTCAATTAATGATATTGCATTTGGATTTGAAGATAACCATCGCCAATGTATCTTATCCAGATGCTTTTCTAATATATGAATTGCATTTGGATTTGAAGATAAATAAACCCAATTTATTTTATCTAAATTTTGTTCTAATAATGAAATCGCATTTGGATTTGAAGATAACCATTTCCAATGTAATTTATCAAAATCAATCCAATCACGAAGTTTATAAAGGGAACCTACAGTTTCCTTTTGATTCCCTTCTGGTTGTTTTGTATTCTGATTCATTTTATTTACGCTGTTATTAATAACATAAAAAACATTTATATTATTAATCAATTTTGTAGGGAATCCCTCTTAGTAAATATCCTCCATTTCCATACCCGCATCTAACCATTTATTAATACGACTAGGATGCCAAGCTTTCATCATTAATTCCTCACGAAGAATATCCATACATTCCTTCAAGAACGCATAATCCAATTCAAAAATATTCGGATTTATTGATAAATTTATCCAACTAATTTTATCCAAATTTTGTTCTATTAATGGTATTGCGTTTGGATTTGAAGATAAATTAAACCAATTTACTTTATCTAAATTTTTTTCTAATAAATGTATAGCATTTGGATTCAAAGATAACCAATGCCATTTAATTTTATCTATATTTTTTTCTAATATATGTATTGCATTAGGATTTAAAGATAAATAAAACCAATCTATTTTATCCGAATGTTTTTCTAATAAATGAATTGCATTTGGATTCTTTGATAACCAACACCAATCTACTTTATCTATGTTGTTCTCTAATATATGAATGGCATTTGGATTCATTGATAAATAAACCCAATTTATTTTATCTAAATTTTGTTCTAATATATGGATTGCATTTGGATTCTTCGATAACTGATTCCAATCTATTTTATCTAAATATTTTTCAATTAAATGGATGGCATTTGGATTCTTCGATAAACAAAACCAATCTATTTTATAGGAATTTTGTTGTAATATATGAATCGCATTTGGATTTGAAGATAACATATACCAAACTATTTTATCCATATTTTGTTCTAATATATGAATGGCATTTGGATTTGAAGATAACTGATTCCAACTTATTTTATCAAAATCAATCCAATCACGAAGTTTATAAGGGGAACCTATGGTTGCCCTATGACAACTACATCTCTCTTGAGATTGTTTTGTATTCTGATTCATTCTATTTACGCTGTTATTAATAATATAAAAAAATATTTATATTATTAATCAATTTTGTAGGGAACTGTAGGTTCCCTTCTATAAATCCTCTATATCATACCCATCTTCTACCCACTTCATAACACGCGAAGGATGCCAAGCTTTCATCATTAATTCTTCACGAATAATATCCATATGCTCCTTCAAGAACGCATAATCCAATTCAAAAATATTCGGATTTTCTGATAATTCTGAAAAAGAATCCTGTTGAATTTTATTCATATTTTTTTCTAATAGATGAATGGCATTTGGATTTAAACATAACATACCCCATTTTATTTTATTTACATTTTTTTCTAATATGGATATGGCATTTGGATTTTCCGATAAATAATACCAATCTATTTTATCCGGATGCTTTTCTAAAATATGAATCGCATTTGGATTTAAAGATAAATTTGACCAATAAATTTTATCCAAATTTTGTTCTAATAAATGAATCGCATTTGGATTGATAGATAAATTCGACCAACTTATTTTATTAGGATTTTTTTCTAATAAATGAATGGCATTTGGATTTTCTGATAAATGAACCCAATCTACCTTATCCAAATTTTTTTCTAATATATGGATTGCATTTGGATTCATCGATAAATAAATCCAATTTATTTTATCGGGATTTTGTTCTAATAAATGAATCGCATTTGGATTGACCGATAAATTTACCCAACTTATTTTATCCATTTTTTTTTCAATTAATGATATTGCATTTGGATTTGAAGATAACCATCGCCATTGTATCTTATCCAGATGTTTTTCTAATATATGAATTGCATTTGGATTAGCACATAAATTAAACCAATCTACTATATCCAGATGCTTTTCTAATATATGAATTGCATTTGGATTTCTAGATAAACCTTTCCAATCTAATTTATAAATACTAATCCAATCACGAAGTTTATAAGGGGAACCTATGGTTGCCCTATGACAACTACATCTCTCTTGAGATTGTCTTGTATTCTGATTCATTGTATTTACGCTGTTATTAATAATATAAAAAAAATATTTATATTATTATTTATCAATTTTTTATTAAATGTCTTTTTGAATTTCTGTGTCGAAAACGTTTTCATAAAACTTTCCCTCTTCACCACACATATATTCAAGTTGTCTTGCTGTAGTTGCATAACTATATTCTAATATTGACTCTTTAGGTATACTTGTAACTAAATATTCAGGTGTAATTGGTGGATTTAGTTTCTTTGGAAATTTTAAACATTTGCCATATTCAAGTTCATTATAACTATTGCCTAATTTTATTTTGAAATATTTACAATTTATACAAAATTTAATATTTTCTACTTGTAAAGAATGACATGATAAAATGGTAACAAATAATATTATTAAATAATTCATATTATTATAGTTATGAATTAAACATTTATATTATTTTATTTTATATATTTCCTACTCTATAAATCATCTATATCCATACCCGCATCTAACCATTTTTCAACACGCGAAGGATGCCAAGCTTTCATCATTAATTCCTCACGAAGAATATCCATACGCTCCTTCAAGAACACATAATCCAATTCAAAAATATTAGTATTAAATGATAAATTTAACCAATCTATTTTACAATCTATTTTATCCAAATTTTTTTCCAATAAATGAATTGCATTTGGATTTAAAAATAACATATCCCAATTTATTTTATCCGGATTTTTTTCTATTAAATGAATGGCATTTGGATTTTGAGATAAACTTTTCCATTTTATTTTATCCAAGTTTTTTTCTAATAAATGAATTGCATTTGGATTTAAAGATAAATAAACCCAATTTATTTTATCTAAATTTTGTTCTAATATATGGATTGCATTTGGATTTTCTGATAAATTAATCCAATTAATTTTATCCAAATTTTGTTCTAATATATGGACGGCATTTGGATTCATTGATAAAAAGTACCAATCTATTTTATCCGGATGCTTTTCTAAAATATGAATTGCATTTGGATTATAAGATAAATACCCCCAATTTATTTTATCAGGATTTTGTTCTAATAAATGAATTGCATTTGGATTTAAAGATAATAAACTCCAATTTATTTTATCAGGATTTTGTTCTAATAAATGAATTGCATTTGGATTGATTGATAAACTATTCCATTCTATTTTATCAAAATTTTGTTCTAAAATATGAATTGCATTTGGATTTGAATTTCTTGATAACCAAAACCAATTTATTTTATCAATAGTAATCCAATGACGAAGTTTATAAGGGGAACCTACGGTTCCCCTTTGACCCTTCCCTTCAAGCTGTTTTGTAAGATGATTCATTCTATTTACGCTGTTGTTAATAATATAAAAAAATATTTATATTTTTCGTTCAATTTTTTAGGAGAATTATAGCTTTTTTTTAAAAATCCTCCATATCATATCCATCTTCTACCCACTTCATAACACGCGAAGGGTGCCAAGCTTTCATCATTAATTCTTCACGAAGAATATCCATACGGTTTCTTAAAAATACATAATCCAATTCAAAAATATTCGGATTCAAAGATAATTGATTCCAAATAATTTTATCCAAATTTTGTTCTATTAATGGTATTGCGTTTGGATTTGAAGATAAATTAAACCAATTTATTTCATCTACATTTTTTTCTAATAAATGGATTGCATTTGGATTTAAAGATAAAATACACCAATTTACTTTATCTAAATTTTTTTCTAATAAATGTATAGCATTTGGATTCAAAGATAACCAATGCCATTTAATTTTATCTATATTTTTTTCTAATATATGTATTGCATTTAGATTCAACGATAAATAATACCAATCTATTTTATCTACATTTTTTTCTAATATATGGATTGCATTTGGATTAAAAGATAACCACCATTTAATTTTATCTATATTTTTTTCTAATAATGGTATTGCATTTGGATTCATTGTTAAATAACACCAATCTATTTTATCTACATTTTTTTCTAATATATGGATTGCATTTGGATTCTTCGATAACTGATTCCAATCTATTTTATCTAAATATTTTTCAATTAAATGGATTGCATTTGGATTCTTTGACAATTTAAACCAATTTATTTTATCTATATTTTTTTCTAATAAATGAATGGAATTTAGATTTTCTGATAAACTACTCCAATCTATTTTATCTATATTTTTTTCTATCAAATGAATCGCATTTGGATTCATTGATAAAGAAAACCAATCTATTTTATCAATAGTAATCCAATCACGAAGTTTATAAGGATAATCGTAGGTTCCCTTTTGACCCTTTCCTTCAAGTTGTTTTGTAAGATGATTCATTCTATTTACGCTGTTGTTAATAATATAAAAAAATATTTATATTATTATTTAATCAATTTTGTAGGGGAACCGTAGGTTCGACGTTGTCTAGACGCGACTTCGTCGCATGACGACAACGTCCAAATTAATATAATTTCCCTCTACTTTAAAAATCCTCCATTTCCATACCCGCATCTAACCATTTTTCAACACGCGAAGGATGCCAAGCTTTCATCATTAATTCCTCACGAAGAATATCCATACGCTCCTTCAAGAACGCATAATCCAATTCAAAAATATTCGGATTTATTGATAAGTAATTCCAATCTATTTTATGAGGGTTTTGTTCTAATAATTGAATTGCATTAGGATTATATGATAAATTATATCTATTTACTTTATCCATATTTTTTTCTAACAAATGTATTGCATTAGGATTATATGATAAATACCTCCAATAAATTCTATCAGGATTTTTTTCTAATAAATGAATTGCATTTGGATTTTTTGATAAATGAATCCAAGAAAAATCATCTAATTTATCCATATTTTGTTCTATTAATGGTATGGTATTTGCATTTGGGTTTTCAGATAAATTAGTCCAATTTAATCTATTCAAATTTTTTTCTAATAGATGGATTGCATTTGGATTGATAGATAAATTTAACCAACTAATTTTATCCAAATTTTTTTCTATTAATGGTATTGCGTTTGGATTTGAAGATAAATTAAACCAATTTACTTTATCTAAATTTTTTTCTAATATATGGATTGCATTTGGATTTAAAGATAAATAAAACCAATTTACTTTATCCAAATTTTGTTCTAATATATGGATTGCATTTGGATTTGAAGATAAATTAAACCAATTTACTTTATCTACATTTTTTTCTAATAAATGAATCGCATTTGGATTTGAAGATAACATATTCCAACTTATTTTATCTATATTGTTCTCTAATATATACATCGCATTTGGATTTGGATTTGAAGATAACCAAACCCAATATATTTTATCAACATCAATCCAATCACGAAATTTATAAAGGGAATCTACGATTCCGTTTCCAGTTCCCCTTTGACCCTTCTCTCCAAAATGTGTAATACATATATTCATTATATTCATTATATTGTAACTAATGATAATAACATAAAAAAATATTTTTATTTTTTAATCAATTTTGTAGGGGGGAACCTACGGTTCCCCTCTTAATAAAAATCATCCATATCCATACCCGCATCTAACCATTTTTCAACACGATTCGGATGCCATGCTTTCATCATTAATTCTTCGCGAATTATATCCATACGGTTTCTTAAAAATACATAATCCAATTCGAAAATATTAGGATTCTTGGATAACCAATTCCAATCTAGTTTATCTAAATTTTGTTCTAATATATGAATGGCATTTGGATTTCCTGATAAATAACACCAATCTACTTTATCCAGATTTTGTTCTAATATATGAATGGCATTTGGATTTCCTGATAAATAACACCAATCTACTTTATCCAAGTTTTTTTCTATTAAATGGATGGCATTTGGATTTTTTGATAAATAACGCCAATAAATTTTATCCGAGTTTTTTTCTAATAAATGAATCGCATTTGGATTTCCAGATAAATAACGCCAATTTAATTTATCATAGTTTTTTTCCAACAAATGAATCGCATTTGGATTATATGATAACATATTCCAATCTATTTTATCGGGATTTTTTTCTAATATATGGACGGCATTTGAATTATGTGATAAATAACACCAATTTACTTTATCGAGATTTTTTTCTAATATATGAATGGCATTTGAATTTAAGGATAAATATATCAAATCAAATTTATCCATATTTTTTTCTATCAAATGAATCGCATTTGGATTATCTAATAAACTATACCAACATATTTTATCGAGATTTTGTTCTAATAATGAAATAGCATTTGGATTTACCGATAAACAATTCCAATATAATTCATCTATATCAATCCAATTACGAAGTTTATATAATTCTGTCATGTTAATGAAGATAAAAAATATTTATATTTTTAAATCAATTTTGTAGGGTTTTTGTAGGGTTTTTGTAGGGTTTTTGTAGGGTTTTCACTAAGAATCCTCTTCCTAAAAATCCTCCATATCATATCCATCTTCTACCCACTTCATAACACGACTAGGATGCCATGCTTTCATCATTAATTCTTCACGAAGAATATCCATACGCTTCTTCAAGAATGCATAATCCAATTCAAAAATATTAGGATTTCTTGATAAAAAGTTCCAATATATTTTATACAAATCTTGTTCTAATAAATGAATAGCATTTGGATTTAAGCATAAACATCCCCAATAGATTTTATCCATATTTTGTTCTATCAAATGAATCGCATTTGGATTCCGTGATAAATCAGACCAAGATATTTTATCAGGATTTTTTTCTAATAAATGAATTGCATTTGGATTCATTGATAAATAATTCCATCTTATTTTATCAAAATTGTTCTCTAATATGGATATAGCATTTGGATTCTGTGATAAATAACACCAATTTATTTTATCCAAGTTTTTTTCTAATATATGGACGGCATTTGGATTGTGTGATAAAATTTGAAAATCTACTTTATCTAGATTTTTTTCTAATATATGAATCGCATTTGGATTTATTGATAAAATAGACCAATTTATTTTATCGGGATTTTTTTCTAATAAATGAATCGCATTTGGATTATAACATAAAGAGTTCCAATCTATTTTATCGGGATTTTTTTCTAATAAATGGATTGCATTTGGATTATGTGATAACCAATACCAATTTATTTTATTCATATTTTTTTCTAATAAATGAATGGCATTCGGATTCTTTGATAAAGAATACATATATAATTTATCCTTATCAATCCAATCACGAAGTTTATAAAGGGAATCTATGGTTCCCATTTGACCCTCCCCTTCAAGATGTTTTGTAGTATCGTTCATTATATTGTAACTTGTGTTTTAATAACATAAAAAATATATATATTTTTCAATCAATTTTACGATAAACTTAGTATTTTTTGAAAAATTGAAACCAAAATATAAAAAATAACTTCATACAATAATAATAATGGGTAATTATATGAATTTTAAAGATAATGATGGTGAAAATAAAATATATATTGGAATAGGAACCTACGACCAGTTCTAACCCTTACTTTAAAAATCTTCTATATCCATACCCGCATCTAACCATTTTTCAATCCTTGATGGATGCCAAGTTTTCATCATTAATTCTTCACGCAGAATATCCATACGACCCTTCAAAAATGCATAATTCAATTCAAAAATATTAGGATTTAAAGATAAAGAATTCCAATTTATTTTATCTATATTGTTCTTTAATATATCCATTGCATTAGGATTTTGTGATAAAGCAGACCATTCAACTTTATCCATATTTTTTTTTATTATTGAAATCGCATTTGGGTTAAATGATAAATGATGCCAATTTACTTTATCCATTTTTTTTTCTAATATATGAATGGCATTTGGATTTCCTGATAAATAAATCCAACTTATTTTATCCGTATTTTTTTCCAATAAATGAATCGCATTTGGATTCTTTGATAATCCAGTCCAAATTATTTTATCCAAATTTTGTTCTAATATGGATATAGCATTTGGATTTTGTGATAAAGCAGACCATTTAACTTTATCTATATTTTGTTCTAATATGGATATAGCATTTGGATTTAACGATAAACAATACCAATTTATTTTATCTAGATTTTCTTCTAATATGGATATCGCATTTGGATTTCTTGATAACATACTCCATATTACTTTATCTAGATTTTCTTCTAATATGGATATCGCATTTGGATTATCCGATAAACCAAACCAACAAATCTTATCGGGATTTTTTTCTAATAAATCGATGGCATTTGGATTATATGATAAACATTTCCAATTTATGTTATCGGGATTTTTTTCTAATATATGAATTGCATTTGGAATTAAAGACATATAAACCCTATTTATTTTATCTATATCAATCCAATCTCTGACTTTATAAAGAGTTCCTATTTGACACCTCCCTTCAGGATGTTTTGTATTATCGTTCATTATATTTAAGCTCGTATAAATAACATAAAAAAATATTTATATATTATTTATCAATTTTTTTGGTAAAAAACAATAGGATTCGAACGGTTTCGGTATGGACTTAAAAATATGATATCGCTGATCTTCTCGTAATATTTGATTTATGTATTTACCATTACGGTATTTTATTTTACCATCATATAAGAGGATTATATGAATTAATTCCTTTGGTAAATTTTAAAAAATACTCATTGTGTAATAATGTAAAGATATTTATATATTTTTTCATCAATTTTTCAGACATCCCCACTTTATACATTATTTAATACTGGATTCGATACCATAGTTGGTCTATAATATATTTTATTATCATCTCCTACTGTCGGTCTTATTATAACAATTTCTGAATTTTGCTTTATTATTCTAATAATCAATACACCATATACTGTTCTTAAAATTATGAATATACCATCAAATGATACAAATATAGAATTAAGTATCAATAAGGGTTGAATATTATTTGAAATACAATAAGAAAGATTCGCAAAATCACCTATTATTAGAAATGTTCTTGCGAATAAAAAAAATATATTTCTTTTTTATTACTAATCATTTTTTCTATTATATTTATTGTTTTTATTGAACGGTATAATGCTATAAAATCACAAAAATAAAATAAAAAACAAATTATAGATATAATAATAATATTTTGTTCATTCATATTTTATTTATGGATTTATTGTTTTATATCCTTGTAATATATTTATCTTTCAAATAAAAATTGTTTTGTGACTGGTCTCCAAGACATATATGTATTATTATCATTAGAATATGAATTAGTAGTTGAAGTATAAATTTTAATAGATAAATGATGCATACCCATTTTATAAAATTCTTGATAACATTGTTTTGCTTCATTAATCATTTCACTAGTAAATATAGTATCGGATGTTTTTTCATAAACAGTATTACCTATATCATCAATATAATTATATAATAGTATACCATAAATATCATCACTATAATAAATACCCATTTACACTATAATATAATATTATTTTTATATCATTTAATATTTGTAAAATAATATAAAGATTTATTCAGTAATACTCTAAATAATGCGTAGTGTTATTATTCTTGCCTCTCTATTTTGCATTGTTGATTCGATGAAAAGTACAAAACCCGTAATCCGTTCTGGTAGCCCTTTTCAAAATGCCAAAATTTTCGATTATAATGTTGTGGCAAAAGGGATTCAACCGTCTTTTTTGAGAGAAGCAGAATTGAAACATGGAAGATTAGCTATGTTGTCTTCTATCATTATACCTACATTAGAACAATATACAGATGGACTCGGAATCAATCAATTTCAAAATTTACCAAATGATTTACAACTCGGAATTATTGGTCTTATGTTTTTGAGTGAATTTGCATCTATGTTTCGTGGTTGGGAAAATCCAAGAGATAAATTATTTAGATTGAAACAGGATTATCAACCAGGAGATTTTGGATTTGAACTATGGAACAAAGAGGATGAAGAAACATTGATTTTTATGGATAAAGAAATCAATAATGGACGTTTAGCAATGATTGGTGTATTTGGAATGATCGTTCAAGAATTAGTAACGAACAAACAATTATTTTGAATGGTTGAAGGGTGTAAATCTTTAGTTATGTATTTTCAATAATTTTTCATTGTATATTTTTTACATTTTTTTTCTTTTTTACATGTTTTTGTTGCCATTTTCAAGGCTTTACTATTTTTTTTACAACCATCATATAAAATATTATAATCAACAATACTTGATTTTCCTCCAGTAAGAGCACTTGCTAAACGAGCAATACCCCAAGATTCTGCTGTTTGATTTGGACGAGAACCACTAGAAAAATATGCACCTCGTCCTTTATTCACTATTTTTTCTAAAGAATTTATGGAACAACCTGATTTCATAGAGAGTTCTTTATTAGGTAATATTTTTTTCAAATTGTATATTTTTTCTGCATTTTTAATATGATTTGATGGTTTAGAGTGAAAAGAAGATACTTTAGGGCGTGTATAATAAATACCCTTTTTATAAAGTTTTCTTGATTTTAATATATTGGTTTTTTGTTTTTTATAGTCCTTTTTTGAAAGAATATTTGGTAAATATCTATTCGGAATAGACATTTTTATCTTTATTGTATAAAATAAAGATAAAAAATATTGAATAATTATATAATGGATACTACGATTCCCGAACCTGAAAATACAACTCCCGAACCTGAAAATACAACTCCCGAACCTGAAAATACAAGTACTGAACCAGAACCTGAAACTACAAGTACTGAACCTGAAACTACAAGTACTGAACCTGAAACTACAAGTACTGAACCTGAAACTACAAGTACTGAACCTGAAACTACAAGTACTGAACCAGAACCTGAAACTACAAGTACTGAACCTGAAACTACAAGTACTGAACCTGAAACTACAAGTACTGAACCTGAACCTACAAGTACTGAACCTGAAACTACAAGTACTGAACCTGAAACTACAATAGTCTCAAAAAGTCCCACTATTATACATTCATTAGAATATGAAAATATTACTACAGAAATAGGAAATTTATTAAGTTCAAATAAACAACCATTTATTAGTATTTTTAATGATGAAGCAGGAACAGAATATGCATTGGATAATTTAGGAAACCCAGTAAATAATTTACAAATAACAAGTATTAGCGTTACAGATTCTTATACAGATCCAAATACAAATGAAATTGTAAAACCAGATATAATAATTTCATTCAATACAAGCGGACAATTTATTAATATAGATGATGATGATGTATTTTGGTATGTTATTAGTTGTCGTGATTTTCCTACAAGAACTTTTATGTCATTTTCTTAAATATTTTTATTTAACAATAATATATTTTCCATCCTTTTTAACCAATTTACCAACAAAAATTAACTGTGTTCCTAATTCTTTTGCTTTAATATAACTATCATATTCGTAAATATCCATAGTCCTTTCATTCAAAGCATAATCAACTTTATTAATAGTTATTTTACGTGCTTCCCATTGAACGGTAGTAACATCCAAACCCTCCTTAGACCCCTTATCTGTCTCAAAATTAGGGTAAGATGAAAATTGATTGGATTCGACTTTTCCAAAACCATAACAAACCAAATCCCTATCTTTAGGAGCTCTTTTCGATGCATTTGCATATAATTGACAATCTATAGCTGTTTCTTTTATTGCTTTCAATATTTGATTATTTGTTCTCTGTTTTATACTTGCAATTTCATATAAAGATTCGTCTGTAGTAACCGGTGTTTTACTATCTATTCGACTTACATCACGTATACGTAATTCAATATTATTTTCATCTGTCTTTTGTTGTTCGCTAAAAGTAGTGACATACAAATATACTTTGACATTACGCATATCAACTGGTAAATCTTGATGACTACAAATACGACGAGCTCTACCAACAACTTGATCTACTCGAACCATATGCCAATAAGGCTCTATGATATGTACGAAACGGGTATTTTTCAAATTGATACCTTCTGCACCAGATGACGTAATCATAAAAATTTGGATTACTTCACCTAAAAAGTTATTTTCATTACGTTCTCTTAGTTTCGTAGCAATATTTCCAGGAACAACATCCCAAGCACTATTATAGATATTTCGTTTAATTTCCTTTTCTTCGGTTGTTTCTGTTCCTGTATATAAAACAAAATTAGGTTTTCCTACATCGGCTTCATTTTCAATCCATTCCCAAGTATCCCCTGTTTTTTGTATTACAAATTCTGCAAAACCATTTGCTTCCAATATCAATTTCAAAATACCAATTCCTTCTATAGTTCTAAAATGACTATAAATCAAATGCAAACCCTCATTTTCCGGATTTTGTAAATTTTCTAATACCTTAGAGAACTTGGGACTATATTCTGGCAAAGCGGTTTTTGATAAAAATTCGCTTTCATTTGTAGTAGGATCCTTGACAGAAACGTCTTCTAATGCTTTTTTGATGCGTTCTTCATAACGTAAAATATCGGTTTCATCTTCTTCATCTTCATCTTCTATACTTGAAAAGGCATCTACTTCTTGTAATTTTTTCTTAGAAACATTATCAAAAACATTTTCATCTAATTCTTTTTTATTTCCATCTTTTATATCAGGTAAAGGTCTTTCTATAGAAGATGGAAATACGAAATTACAAGCAGCACGTGAAAATATACGATATGTGGATGAAATATTAAATAATTCTTCTGATTTTTGCATACGTTTTTTCTTTTTACTATTTCGTTCTCTATCTGCTTCTATTTTACGGATTTTTTCGTAAATACCGAATTGATGAGGACTCATTTCTACTTTTTCAACATGATAATCATCACCTTCTTCAGTAGTTACAAATTCAGGTAATAACGTTTCTTGTGCGCTACGATAATAAGATGTAAGACCTAATATACGACGTTGAAAAAGGGATATGTCTTGTAATTCAGATGTATCCGGATTTATAAATGCGGACATAAATTCCTCTGGATTATCAGGTAAAGCTTTATTTGGTTTTGTTTCAATAGAACCCATCTGTACTTCTAATTGATATTTTCGTAATATTCTTATAACACGATCTTGAAATTCTTCGTCTGTTATATTACCAGATTCATTCAAGTGAACGCCATCATATTTATTAAATACTTCATTTGATCCTCCTACAATCTTTCTTCTATGTTTTGTTTTATTACCTCCAATTTTAGGTACACGTTTTGTTCCTTTTACTACACCTCGTTTTTTCATATTTACAAATCCATATGGATTACGAGTAATAGTTAGTTTATTTCCGGCATAATTCACATAATCATATAGTTTAAAATTTTCTTTGTCGAATATATCCAAAATTGTATCTGTATTCACTTTTTCACTCGTTTTTACGTTGATAGTAAAGGTCCATGTATTGATATATCCTCTCAAAATATTAAATAATATTCCTACTTCATTTGGATAATTGATAACAGGTGTTCCTGTCAATAAAACAACACGTGCATTTTTGGCACTTAATAGAAATTTATAGAGTATATTAGGTATTGTATTTGGTTTTTTTAATTTATTTACAATACGACTTACGAAATTATGTGCTTCATCAATGATAACTACTGAATTGTCAAATGGATTTCGATTCAAATTGTCGGACATTTCTCTTAATCCTTTTAATCGGATACCGTTGTAATTAATATCTGTATATTTTGTTCGAATCATTTGGTTTAATTGTTCGTCTAATGAATTTTGGTCTTCTGGAGATAGTTCCGAATAATTTGAACTTTTATTAATATTTACTAACCATGCTCCATTTTTTTTACGAATATAATCCAAAGGGAGAGAAAGAGCTGTTGCTAATATATTTACATAAGTTGGATTACCTTCAATCGATATGAATTCCCAGAATTGATTACGTTTATATAGTGAATCACCGCATTTTTTCATCTCTGTGAAAAAATTCATTTTTAATGATGCTGGAGTTAAAATAAAAATTCGTTTTTCGGATTTCATTCCTTCTGCAATAGCAATACTAGTACACGTCTTACCTCCACCCAAACTCAGATACAACAGCAATCCACGGTAAGGACTATACAAATTCAAATAATCTCTAGCGATTTTTTGATGTGTTAATAAATCGAATGATTCAGATTTAAATAAGGTATCGCAAGAAATTTCTTCTTTATCTTCTGATAATTCTTTTTGAAAATCTTTAAACATTTCGGCTAATTTTTGAACGAACATCTTACGATTATTCATGTAAAAATTAGAAACTGGTATAATCATTTTTTCTCTTTCTTTAGGTAATCTATCTGCTACTTTTTGTGTACGAATAACAGATTTTGTTAAATCAGCAGGAGGTTCTCCTTGTTCTATTTCTGTTTTTTTAGGTTTTCTGCCTCTTTTCTTCTTTTCTGGAATTACTTCTTCGAATTCTGGTTCTGGTTCTGGTTCTGGTTCTGGTTCTTTAAAATCTACTTTTTTTTCTTTTCTTGGTTCTTCTTCTTCTTCTTCTTCTAATTCTTCTTCTTCTTCTAATTCTTCTTCTTGTTCTTTTTCTAATTCTTTTTCTAATTCTTCTTCTTTTTCTTTTTCTAATTCTTCTTCTTTTTCTTCTGGTTCTTTAAATGAAATATCACGTATTATTAATTTTCTACCTTTTTTAATAGGTTCTATAGTTGTTTTTTCTTCTTCTTTTAATGCATCAATAGTATTGGATTTCATACCTTGTGTTACTTCTACAAATGGTAATTCCGGTTTATTATAAAGACGTTTTAATATTTCTTCTCTATATTCAGGTCCTTTACGTTTATTAACTATTTTTACTGTAAATTTCTTAGGTTTTGGGTTTTCCCCTTCAATAAGTTCTCCTTCATCTGCTTTTGCAACAGGAAAATAAATTTTTACTAATGGAATACTAGTAACATCTGGTTTTTTTCCTAGTGCTACTAAAGGATTAAATATTTGTTGACTCATTATATAGTATAATAAAAATAATTATACTATATATTCATATTATTTTAACGGAATAATTTTTGATAATATTATGAAAAAAATACAATATATACAATTATAGTTATATTTTTTATAGATTTGGGTTTATATTTTTTTATATTTAAATTTTTTATTAGGATTATTCCAGTTACTTAGTATAATTATTTATTATACAATATATTATTTATTATACAATATATTTTATCAGTATCAGTATCAGTATCAGTATCAGTATCAGTATCAGTATCATCAATATCATTATCATTATCATCATTATCATCAATATCAATATCATTATCATTATCATTATCATTATCATTATCATAATTATCATTATCATCATCATTATCAATATCATCATCATTATACAAATAATCATTATGGGCGCAACAGCAGTAAGGAATATTATACCAATGGTCTACAAAATAAGGTATATACTCTCCGCATAAATAACAGTTACCAGAAATCATCTGATTTTCTTCTATAAATACTTCTTTACATTTATTATCTAAGTCGAAATCTATTATTCTACAATGTTGCCATCTTTCATTATATTGATATTCGTCAAAACCCCACGACCAACTCTGTTTATATATATCAAAATCTTTACGATTTAAACAACGAGTACAATTACCGTGATTATCACCAATTGGATTTCTTCTAGAATATGCTTGAAGAATCGCCATATTTACGTATTTGAATTTTTTAGAATATTCATTAGCACGTTTCATATCACGAATCATATTCATTTCACCAGTATAAGCATACCCTTTAATTATATCCCTTACCTGTAATATACCTTCAATCTTAGGAATATTATTCACTAAGAAGAGCTTTTCGTAAACTTGAGTTGACATCTTGATTATATTGGTTGTTGTTTTATACATTCTTTATTTTTGAGAAATAAATATTCAATTTTTTAGCGTTTTTCTTACTATTTTCGTAGCAAAATTCATAAAAAAATATATACAAATAACATTTATACATATTTTTTAATATTTTTTATTTTCATTTTTATTTTTAAGAGAGAGAACCTACAGTTCCATCTATCTAACACAACTACAAAATTCAAGAGTACTAAAACTAGTAGAACTAGTAATGTATTCCCCACATATATAACAATTTGTAGCCTCTAACTGTAATTGTTCTATATGATATACATTTTCTCTACAATCAACAAGATCACAATTTTTAACTTCATCTAGGTCATAACGGTCGTATCCAAAAATCCAATGTTCTTTATGTATATCATTTTCTCTATATTCTCTACAACATTCACAATTTACAGGATTTGTTCTAGAGTATGCTTGGTGAATTGCCATATGTACATGTTTAAATTTTTTCGAAAACTTTTTAGCGTGTTTCATATCACGAATCATATACATATCATCAGTATATGCATACCCCTTAATCATATCCCTTACCTGTAATATACCTTCAATCTTAGGAATATTATTCACTAAGAAGAGCTTTTCGTAAACTTGAGTTGACATGTTAGTTATGTTGGTTGTTATTTTATATATTCTCTATTTTTGTTAAAAAAATATTCAATTTTTTAGCGTTTTCGTAGCAAAATTCATAAAAAAATATAAAAAAATAAAAAATATATACAAATAACATTTATACATATTTTTATTAAGGGAGGGGTCTCAAGGGAACCTATAGTTCCCTATAACAATTACAAAATGGAAGAGTATATGGATAATATTTACATCTAGTATCAGTATGAACGTATTCCCCACATATATAACAATTTACTGCCTGAATCTGTAATGTTTCTATATGATGTATTAAATTACCATTAATAAATTGATATCCCATATCACAATTTTTAATTTCATATGGGTCATACCGTTCGTATCCAAACCCCCAATGTTCTTCATCATCATAATTTTCTATATATTTATCAGAATTTTTTCTAGACATGGCTTGTCTAATAGCGTAATTTACAAGTTTAAATTTATATGCAAAATTCCTAGCTAATTCCATATCACGAATCATATACATTTCGCTAGTATAAGCATACCCCTTAATCATATCGCTTACCTCTTGTATCCCTTCAAACTCAGGAATATTATTCACTAAGAAGAGTTCTTCATAAACTTGAGTTGTCATGTTAGTTATATTGGTTGTTGTTTTATACATTCTCTATTTTTATTTAATTTTTATTCAATTTTTTAGCATTTTTCTTACCGTTTTCGTAGCAAATTTCATAAAAAATATTTTTATTTTGTTTTATACATCATCTATTTTGTATAATTTTTATTCAATTTTTCAAAACGATATGTTTCTGGAATTATTCTTCATCCATAAAAGAATTTGATGAATCAAGGTCATAATAATACCAATAATCATCCCAATATTGTTGATATTCTGCTTGAGTCCAATTATTAATTTCTTCATTCGTTTCTAATAATATATCAAAATCTTCTTGATTATGTTGACAAGTACAATAAGAAAGATTTGTTCTAACTAAACTATATTCTTCAATATATTCCCCGCATACATAACAATTTGCAGAATTTATTTGTAAATGTTCTACATTACGATCATTATTTGAATTAAATCCGAATTTCCATTCTTGTTGTTTATTTATATCTCGATGATATAAATAAACTTGATTCATATAAATGGAAATTGGATTATTTCTAGAATACGCTTTACGAATGGTTTCATTAACATGTTTAAATCTTTTTGCAAATTCTTTGGCTTTATTCATATACCATTCTCCTGTATAAACAAAACTTTTAATCATATCCCTTACCTGAAATATTCCTGCAATTTGAGGGATATTATTTACTAAAAATAATTGTTCGTAAATTTTAGAAGACATCTTGATTATATGAAATGTTGTTTTATATTTTTTAATGATTTTTAATGATTTTTATTCAATTTTTTAATGATTTTTATTCAATTTTTTAATGATTTTATAGAGTAAAAAGAACGATTCCATATAGAATAAAATTCCATTCGAACCATTCGAACCCATCTGGATTGTATTTATCTAAAAATCCGGATACCAAACTTTTGTATGGATTTCGTATACATAAAAAACGGTATATTATTCTAAGTTCTCTGGAATTCGTTGAAAATCATTTCTAACCGACCATCCAAACATTTTTTCTTTATTTACTAAAAATAACATTGTTTTTTGTAATATACAATTATAATTTTGTAATTACAATTGTATTTTCATCAAAACGCATTGGGTAAATCGTAAAAATCTGAATTACCGTAAAATATGTATGAAAATATTTTTTGTCCTAGGCTAATTTTAGCACCATTATCAGTTCCTCTGGATGATTGAATGTTTTCATTTTGAGTCCAGTTTGAAATACCCGGAAAAGTACAAGATATGTTTCTTTGTATTTTTCTCAAAAAAATAGGAATCGTATTTTCTTGATTGAGAACCTTGTGAAAATTTTCATAGTAATAAATATAAGGAATATCATCTTTATGGGTAACTTTTAATTGTATACGCAAATTATTATCATTCGAATTTATTGTACCAACATGTATTAAATTTGCATTAAATAATATAACATCACCACTTTTACATAATAAATTTTTCAATGAATCCTGAAAATTTGTAAAATAAGAATCAGAATCTTTATGACTTTCTGGAATAACACCCAAACATTTTTCCATATCTTCCAAATAAACCAACATAGTATAAGAAGGGTATTTTTGATTTTTATTAAAGAAATCACCGTTATTATCACGATGACAAGTATGGACCGCAGATTTTTGTATTATCCATATATAATCTTGAAATTTATAATCTTTATTTGTTGCATGTTGTATTAAGTCATTCAAATTATTATTTTTTAATAAATATTCTTGAACTATAGAATAATTACCTTCTTTACAATATTTTTTTATATTTTTTATTTCTTCATTATTCAAAACGTTTTTATATATACAAAATCCGTCTTCTTTTAGATCGTATTTTTTATTTGATGGTGCTATAATATCTTTTTTGAATAAAATGCTATTGATAAATAATACTATTAATAATAATAATAAACCCAATACTATGAATAATTTTGAATATTTTGAAAATATGGAATATTGCATATATAAAAAGTCCTAAAATACATTTTATTGTTTTTTATTTCAAAATATTAGCATTTGTGGTTACAATAATAGATTACTATTTTATATATATTATTGATAAAAGGAAATTTGAGAAATTATATTATTTAATAAATTTACAATATATGCAGTGGAATGTCTTGTTTGAATAGAAAAAGTTACCATACGTAATGAATATATTACATTATTTATATTTGCATAATTTGTTGATAATAACATATTGATAACATTATTTATTTGTAATATCAAGAAATTAGCGGGTTTTCTAATTTTTACCCAATAGATTATATTGTTTAAATATGAGATTATTTGAGTGAATTGAGAATTTTGGGTACTTGGACTTGGAACTGGACTTGGACTTGGACTTGGAACTGGACTTGGACTTGGACTTGGACTTGGACTTGGACTTGGACTTGGACTTGGACTTGGACTTGGACTTGGACTTGGACTTGGACTTGGACTTGGACCCGAAATAGTAGGTAAAACATTTTGTTTAAATTCACCAATTACATTACCAGGTGGTGATGTATTCATAGTAATAATCGCCTTTTGTGTTTTGTTATCAATTGAAATTCCAATCCCAAAATCAGTACTAGAAATCCAAACCAAACAAGTAAAATGTCCGGTTGCTTCAGAAAATCCCGGATTTTTAAAATCATAAACTGATATCTCATTATACCAAGCATCAATAGATAATTTTATCAATGTCACAATATCTGTACCATAACCTTGAAAAAAAGCCAAGTTTTCTCCATATAATTGTGTTTCACTATGTTTAAATAAATTATTCGTTAGCAAGTAATTAGACCATTGTTTTGAAAAAGAGGAAATAGAATTATTAAAAACCATAGGTGGTGCTTGATTCATTGTACGATATTTATTTACATAAGAAACAATCTGGTTAATTTGATCTACTGAAAGATCTGAAGTTGTATTTGAACTCATTATACAAATTAATTCATATTTTAACTAAATAAAAATATATATTATTTTTATTTTTATTTAGTATTAATGCAGTTACAATTGTAAATTTTTTATTTTTATGTTAAACGTATAATTAATAAATGCGCTGATACTGGATTTGAACCTCCGGCTAATGGTGTTATCGTAAGAGCAGATGGTTCTCCTAATGGATTTCTTATACTTATTACAGAATCAGCTGATGTTATATTTATCAAACAAATACCGACTATTTGACTTGTTCCAGTTGCTCTACCAACAACTGTATAATATTGTTGAATCGTATTCAATACAATACATAATTGTCCTGCTTCAGATATAGATACTTGAAATAATATTTGATAAATTCCAATACTTTTAATATTGAATATAGATGGTCCTAATCGAGTAATATCTGTTCCGAAAGTTGGTCCATCATTTGGAAATTCAATATCACTTCCAGCATCAATAGTAGAAAAATTATCTCCTGGCATTAATGCATAAAATTCAGCCGCACTTATTGCTGTTCCATTTGATCCAGTTGGACCAGTTGGACCAGTTGATCCAGTTGATCCTGTATTTCCAGTTGATCCTGTATTTCCAGTTGATCCTGTATTTCCAGTTGATCCTGTATTTCCAGTTGATCCTGTATTTCCAGTTGATCCAGTTGGACCAGTTGGACCAGTTGATCCAGTTGATCCTGTATTTCCAGTTGATCCTGTATTTCCAGTTGATCCTGTATTTCCAGTTGATCCAGTTGGACCAGTTGATCCAGTTGATCCAGTTGGACCAGTTGATCCTGTATTTCCAGTTGATCCAGTTGGTCCAGTTGGACCAGTTGGACCAGTTGGACCAGTTGATCCTGTATTTCCTGTATTTCCTGTTGTTCCTTTATTACAATTTAAACAATTTACACCTATTGTTATTATTGTATCTTGACAAAAAGATTCAAAGCGAACACCACGTAAGCATTTTTTACAATTAAAACCACTTATATCTCTATGAATTGTCATTATAGATTTTATTTACAAAAATTTTTTTGCTAGATTTATGCTTATAAAAAATGTATTTACTATTTGTAATTACAATAACATAATTTTAAAATATTTCTTTTTTTATAATTTCTTCAATAAATAATTCTTCTTCAATATTTTCTCCCATAAATATTTCTCCTGCGTCAATAAAATTTTTATTTGCATAAACAATATAGATTTGGGTTTTAGTAAGCTCAGACAAAATTAAAAGTTCTCCTTTTATTTTATAAATATTATTGTCGTCTCTTACCATAATAAATATAATTCCTCTCATATTACCATTATAAATAGTATAAATAAATTCATCAAAAATATTTATTTTTTTTATAATTTCATCTTTTATTTCATTATATTTATCTAATAAAATAAGCGGACATATGTGTAAAAAAATTTTTTTATTATTCGTTTTCATAACTTCTTGAAATCTATGAATACATCGAATATAATATTCTCTATCCTTTTCCAAAATATTATGATGATTCATTGCCAAATACCATTTGTAAGCTACTTCTGGATTAGGAATATTTAAAGGTTGATAATAATTATTTACTATAAGATCTTCATCACAAATAAAAATATTATTAATATCTGCCATTTCATAAGTTTTACATTGTTTTTTTTCATAGTTTTCAAGATTTAAAAATTCTGTAAAATTAGTTTCTATACAATGTTTAATAACAAATAATCTAGAAATAAGCCAATCAAAAGGATAACTTTCATGTTTTAATCCCATTTTTTTCAAAAGCCCAGCAGAAGAACATCTATATCCAAAAGATATTATTTTTATAGTATCCATTTTAGGTAAATAATATAATAATCTCTACATAGTTTTCTAGATAGTTTATGTAATAATCTAATTAGGTTCATATAATAATGGTCGAGTCCCATCCAAATAAATAGTCATAGTTCCAACACAAGAATGTCCTGTATACATTTTATTATTTTCAGTAGTAAAAACCGGATTCCTTAAAATTTCTTCTAAAAGTGAATAAACACTTGAAACACTTTTTATTTTTCCATATTCACTAAAAAAATATGTTATTAATTCTTTTTCACTATCATTCAATTCACTATCTGCTAATAAATCTTGAACTGTAATATTATCATCTTTTTTTATTTTTTGAGATTCAACTATTATCCATGTTATACAATTCATAATAAATAACGAATCAACATTACGGTCAAGTATAAATTTAATAAATTTATATCCTTTCGTTTTTCCATCATTGGGACATTCCGTATTATAAGATTTTAAAATTCTAAGAATTTCTTGACTATTTAATGTATCAATTGAATTCTTAAAATATGTTCTAGATGATAAAGATCTTGTTTTTTTTACGGATTTAAATAGTGTCTGTGTTCTTGATGTTAATGTTCTTCTATCATTAGGTTTTAATTTAGATTTTAATTTAAAATCAAACAAATAATTGTTATTAAAAAAACTACGTCCATAATCAATAATTTTACATATTTTTCGAGTTTTAAATGATACAATATATTCTTCATCTTCATCTCTATAAACATATTTCATTTGAATATATTTATTTACTCCTACATCATAAAGTAATACATTTTTTAAATGTAAATCATAATGTGTAAAACAATTACGCATTGTTGATAAAGGACCATAAATTTGAAAAAGTAATTGCATTAATTCATATAAAAAAAAATAAGTATTAAATTTACCTGATATAAAAATAATACTCTTATAATAATCAGAAAATGTTTCTCCTTCTATATGTTGAATTAATATTCCAAGTTTTATTCTTGAATCTAAACATAAATCTCTAATATTTTTTCTATATTTTTGAGTATTTTTATCATCTAATAATGTAGAGGTTTCTCTTAAAATATTAACATCATAACTAGTAGAAGAAGGTTCTGTCATATTAAACCAAGTTTTATGAGGAATATTATAAATACCATAAGTTTCTACAAAACAAGGAAAACGTAAATTAAAAAAATTAATAAAATAATATCCAACAAGAAATTCATAGTATAAATTATCTAATTCATCTCCAGATGTCATCCTTGATTGAGTTTTTAATACACAATAAACTGTATATTTATTTTCATATGTATATGTAATTTTATAAATTACACCATTAACGGTTACAGAACCTATACGAACCATATTAGAATTAGTATAATCAAAATTTATGAAATTATTAAATAGTCTTTTTATTAAACCATTATAATTATTACCAAAACTAATACAATGTTCCAAATTAGGACATACTCTTGTTAAAAACTGTTGTATTTCATCAATATCAGTTACTGATTTAATTAATGAACGTTTTACTCTTTTAAATAATGAAACATTATTTGAAGTATATATAGGAGTATCCATTGGAATAGATATTTCATCAAGAGATGGACTACGTTTTCTTTTAGTATTTCTACTATTAATACTTTTTTTATTAATACTTCCTTTATTAATACTTCTTCTTTTAATAATAGTTTTATTAGTTGAACTATAGGTATCCATTGGAGTAGATGTTTCTTCAGGAGATGGGTTACTATTTCTAAAAGATTTTTCCATTTAAAAAATTAAAGTTTATATATTTACTTAATAATATTATTATTTTGTAACAAATCAAAATCCACTCAAATTTTTAATGGCTTCATCACAAGCTATTTGTTCTGCCTTTTTCTTTATCTTATGTTTTCCCTCTCCTAAAAACACAAATATTTTCCCATTTTTCGACATATATTGATGTATATCATTATATACTTTAAAACTTTGTATAGGAATAGAATCTTCATGATTTAAAATATGGACGGGTTGTCCTAAGCATAAATAAACACCCATATAGTAACCCGTTTCTGTATTATGTTCTTCAACCTCCATATAATGCGGTGTTATTTTGAATTCCTTTTGAATTTTCACCTGTAAAATATTTTTGAAATTATCATCATTTCGAATCAAATTTATCCAATCTACATGTTTTTCAAAAACATTCTCTACAAAAATCTGGACCATTTGAAATCCGGGTCCAGTAACAAATAAATTTTTAAACCATCCATCCTCATCATTAACATTAATTTTATTGAAATCTAAAAACATTGCACCAATAAAAGATTCAAACAAACATCCTAATTTTTTTAAATTCGTCCGATTCTGTTTTGATTCCGCGTGTTTCGATAAAATGAACCATTTATGCAACCCCATTTCATAAGCCATTTTACCGATCGATTCATTTTTTACTAATGCAATCTTTTTTTCTGTCATAAAACCCTCGTTTTCTTTGGGAAAACGTCGATATAAATAATATTTAGTAATACATTCCAAAACTCCATCCCCTACAAATTCTAAACGTTCATTCGATTTTGTGAATAATGGTAAGCAATCATCAGGTTTAGGAGTAATAAATATATTATTTACTTCATTTTCAATAGTTGGGCGTTTAATATACGATCTATGTACGAATGCTCTTTTGTAAAGATTTACATTATATATTGGAACATTGATACCATATGTATTAAGAATTTGTTTTATATCTTCCTCTGTTATACATTTATTTAGGGGATTGTATGGATCAAAGACATATACTTCTTGTCCGTTGGAATTACTCTCGACATAAATATCGTCAATATTCATATTATTAAATAAATAAAATGAATAGAACTAAATAATAATATTATCAATTTTTTATATCATTACAGATAAAAATATTTAGTTATAATATATTAATTGATAAAATGCCTAAAAGAAATATGTTTTCTTCATCAAGTAAATCTCAAATGGGTAGTAACGCAGTAACCTCTCAAAATCAAGGTGGTGGTGGTAAAAAGGCTGGATTCCCATATATTATTGGAAGAACCCAATGGACGAATATTGCTTTCGAACAACAAGATGGAATAAAAAATCTTACATTTTTGATGAAAACTGTCAATCCTAAGACAAGTATTAGTCGTCCTATTGGTTCTACATATACTCCTAATACTTATTTCACTGTTCCCGGAACTAGATAAATAGGAAACATACTAAGGAAATCGTAGATTTCCTTAAGAAAAATAACCTGATGTTAATATATTTATAGAAACAATATAATGATTTTTCTTATCATTATATTATTTTATGCGGCTTATTATTGATAAACGTGAAACTGCATTATTTCAAAAATGCAGTGAAGAAATATCACGTTTACCAGAAGAAACTACAAAAAAAATTATAGTTCTCCAACAGGATTTACCTATAGGTGATATCATTATACAAAAAGATGATGAAACTACATTAATAATTATTGAACGTAAATCTTTTTCTGATTTATTATCTTCTATAAAAGATGGTAGATATGAAGAACAATCTCACCGTCTTTTAAATACGAGCGAATTACCTCCTCATTCGATAATTTATTTATTAGAAGGAATGTTCTCTAATTTGAAAAATCCAAAAGATAAAAATTTAATTTACTCTTGTATAACGAGTTTGAATTTCTTTAAAGGATTTAGTATTATGAGAACTTCTACTATTTATGAAACCGCGGAATGGTTGATTTTATTAGTTTTAAAAATAACAAAAGAATTAGAAAAAAGGAGAGAACCTTATTTTTTGAGTTCTCCTTATTTGCGTAATTTTACTCAAAATATTCAACCAACCAAAGAAGAAGAAGAAGAAAATAAAGAAGGAAACCAAGAAAAAAACAATACAATAATAGAAACAACTGAAAAATATTGTAATTTTGTTAAAAAAGTGAAAAAAGAAAATATTACACCAGAAAATATTGGGGAAATTATTTTATCACAAATACCCGGAATCAGTTCAATTACAGCTATTGCAATTATGAAAAATTTTTCTACGTTTCCTAAATTCATGGCTGAATTAGAAAAGAATCCCGAATGTATGAATGATATTAAATTAGAAACAAATGGAAAATTTAGAAAGATTAGTAAAAGTAGTATCGAGAACATTATCAAGTATTTATCTCAGGGGAACCAAGGTTCCCCCTGAACCCCCCTCCTTTTATAATGTATTTGATATTAATCATTTGGTTAACATCAAGTTTTTCTTTTAAGGGAGGGGTTTCAGGGGAACCGTAGGTTCCCTGACCTTATTAGTATATATCTTTAGGTAATCCCATACCATTATCTAATGGTATAAAAGCCATTTTGGGTTGATACAACAATGGTTTAACTACATTATTGTCTTCATATTTTCCAGAATCAACCGATTTTTGTGTTGCTTCAACACCACCCCAATTTGGATCCATTGGATTATCACTAATAATATTGTCATCCGTAGAGTCATGTATAGCATCTATTGTAGTATAAACTCCTACATATTGTCCGTAAGGATCAAAACTATTATAATTATTTTTATTATAAGGAGGATTGTCCCGTGTAGCATCTGATGGTTCAATTGGTTTTTTTCTAATATCATTAATATTGGTTATTGGGGGTAAACCTCCTTGTTTATCAAATGGACCAGGACGAATACGATAAACATCATTTCCTTGTGCGTTATTTTCTTTCTGTAAATATAACACAGGACAATTATTACCTTGTTTACGCTGCATTTCTAAATAATAAATATATTCGTCTAAAGTAAAAAAAGGGATAGGATTTTTATCATCTTCTGGTTTTTTAGTATTATAAAGTAATAATTTACCATCCTTTTCTATCAAAAGATCCGGACAGTCCGTTTTTTTATTATCGTTATTATTATCCATACTTTCAATAATATTTGTAGGATTTAGGATAACATATATTCCTGCTAAAAAAGTCATTATTAAAAATATTATAAAGGCAATCTTGATCTTTTTCATAATTTAGTTATATTAAAGTTATATTTTTTTGTAAATTTATCATTTTCTAATTATAATATATATGAAAAAACAATTAAGAAAAACAAAAAAAAATAATAAGTTATATCATAATAAAATAAATAAAACACTAAATAAAAGACCTAATCATTTAAAACTAACGACAGTAGGATTAATTCATGCAAATTGGTGTGGACATTGTCAAGCATTAAAACCTGAATGGCATAAAATGAAAAATGAGATGAAAATGGGAAATAAGAGTAAAAACTTTCATTTTGTTGAAATAGAAGATTCTGACAGTATGAAAGAGAAAAAAATAAATAATATAAATAAAAAATTAAAAGGGGAAAAAATTGTTATTAATGGATTTCCTACTATTTTTAAAATAGAAGGAGGTGATATAAAATACTATGGCGGAGAACGTGAAGCAACATCTTTGAAGAATTGGTTTACAACCGGTAGGAATCAACAAGAAAATCAAGAAGAAAATAAACAAGAAAACCAACAACAGGGATTTATGCAAGGAATGCAAAAAATATTTGGCGGTGGTTGTGGGTGTAGTTCATTGAAGGATCCATAAATCATTAGATTGACATCAAGTTGTTTTTCTTTTAAGGGAGTGGTTTCAGGGGGAACATTGGTTCCCCTGAGTCTATTGAAAAATTGATTATTATTCATTATAAAAAACTTAATAAATAATAATTGACATAACATATCAAGTAACAAAATGCAAGAAAGTAAGACCATTATCAAAAAGTCTAAAAAACCTTTAATCAAAAAGTTTTTTAGACTATTTGATTTTAATATTTATGACGAAATTCAACTAGAAGATGATTCTGATAATAGTTCGGAATCCAGTTATGGTAATGAAAAAAATAAAAAATTCGCAAAAGATGAAAAGATATTTGTTATCCAAATGTTCGGTGTAAATGAAAAAGGAGAAACTTGTTCTTTATATGTAAAGGATTTTCAACCATTCTTTTTCATATTGATTGGAAAAGAATGGAAGAATCGAGAAATGGTTGAAATGGTAAAAGAAATCAAAACAAAAATCGGAAAAAAATATCAAGATTCGATCGTAAAACACGAAATTGTAGAATATAAAAAATTGTATGGTTTTACAGCAGGTAAACGAGATAAATTCGTAAAACTTACATTCAAAAATACCGAAGTAATGAATCGTGTGAAAAATTTATGGTATACATATACCGAAAATCAAGAAAGAAAAAAAACAGGATTCAAATTTCTAAATACCAATCTAGAATTATATGAAAGTGGAAACATCCCTCCCCTACTCCGTTTCTTTCATATCAATGAAATTAGTCCTTCTGGATGGATTTCCTTTTATTTAAGCAGAGTTATGCGTTCGGAAACAAAAACAACTACATGTGATTATGAATATGTATGTCCTTTGAAAGAAATTAAACCCGAACCTACAAAACTGGATCGCGTCCCTTTCAAAATATGCAGTTTTGATATTGAAGCCAGTAGTAGTCACGGTGATTTTCCAATTCCTATAAAAACTTATAAACGTCTAGCATCAAATATTATAGATACATTTTATAAACAATCTAGCTACATTACGGATATTCCATTATTATCAAATTTCATTCAAAGGGCTATTCTAACAGCATTTGGATATTCCAAATTCGACGGTATTGATGTAGTTTATCCTAAAACAAAACCGTCAAAAGATCGAACCCTTTCATTGATAAAAATTCTATTAAACGAGAGTCTTGAAAATGCAAAAAAGGCAAACACAGAAGAAGACAATACAAATTTATTAAGAATTGATAATATGTTTGAAACTATGATTGAAAAACAAAATCAAGGAAATAATATCGAGAGTTCTGAAAATATAATAGCTATTGAGAATGAAGATGACATGAATAATGGGGATTCTGATAATGACGACGATTCCGATAAAGAAGATGTAAAAACCCCTGTATTCAAAAAACCAACCAAGAAATCCGTTTCACCAGATAAAATCACGGATATTTTATTCAATAAAGATTTGAAACGCGATGAAAAAATACAGATATTAAATGATGTTTTAACCCGACTTTTCCCTAGATTAGAAGGAGATAAAGTAACATTTATTGGTTCTACCTTTTTACGTTATGGCGAACAAGAACCTTATATGAATCATTGTGTCGTATTGGGTTCATGTGATCCAGTAGAAGGTGTTATTATTGATCCAGTAAACAATGAAAAAACACTCTTATTAAAATGGTCGGAATTGATGCAAAAAGAAAATCCAGATATTATTATTGGTTATAATATTTTTGGGTTTGATTATGAATTCCTTTTTCGAAGAGCCGAAGAAAACGAATGTGTGCGAGATTTTATGTTACTTTCGCGTAAGATTGGTGAAATGTCAGCAAAACAAAAACGGGATAATCCAAGTCAATTAGATATCGAAACCACCAAATTGGCTATTGCTAGTGGTGAATATGATTTGCGATATTTTAAAATGACAGGTCGTCTTCAAATTGATTTATATGCGACTTTCCGTCGTGATTTTATTATGTCATCTTATAAATTAGATGATGTTGCAGGTCAATTTATTTGTGATACTATCAAACGCACAGAACACGTAGAACACGAACAATGGGGTCAAGTAACAGAATTATATTCTCAAAATTTAATGGGTATTCATGTGAATGATTTTATTCATATTGAATTGTCTGGATATACAACTGAATATCATAAACGCGGTCAAAAATTCAAAGTTCTTCATATTTATCGGGATAGAGAAGTTATTGAAAATGTAAAAGGTCAAGAAAAGACAGTATTGTATAATGTATTGGTTATTGAAGGACACGAAGTTTTTGATAAAACAAAATCTATCAAGTGGGGAATGGCGAAAGATGATGTTTCTCCCAAAGATATTTTCCGTTTGGCAAATGGTAGTTCGAGTGATAGAGCTATTGTTGCGAAATACTGTATACAGGATTGTAACTTAGTTCATCATCTTATCAATAAAGTAGATTGTATTACTGGGTTTTCTGAGATGGCGAATATCTGCTGTGTTCCGATTAGCTTTCTAATATTTAGAGGGCAGGGTATTAAACTAACAAGTTTCGTAGCCAAAAAATGTATGGAAAATCAAATGCTTATGCCCGACCTGGAAAAATCGAATGATTTTACAGGTTACCAAGGTGCAATCGTTTTACCACCGAAATGTGCTATGTATATTGATAATCCTGTAGCGTGTGTTGATTATTCTTCTCTTTATCCTTCTGCTATGATTAGTCAAAATTATTCACACGATAGTTTGGTATGGGTAAAAGAATACGATTTGGATAATATATTAATAAAAGAAAAAGGTGAACGAAACAATAAAGGAGAATATGAGTATGATAATTTACCTGGATATGAATATATTGATATTGAATATGATAATTTTATATACATGAGAGCACAAGGAAAAGAAAAATCCGCTGCTAAGAAAACAAAAATAGGTAAAATTATTTGTAGGTGGGCTCAGTTACCACATGGTAAAAAATCTATTCTGCCTTCTATTTTACAAGAACTATTGAAAGCAAGATCTGATACACGTAAATTGATTAAAACAGAAAAAGACCCTTTTATGCAAAATATATTAGACAAAAGACAGCTAGCTTATAAAGTAACTGCAAATTCACTATATGGACAATGTGGAAGTAGAACATCTAGTTTCTATCAAAAAAATATTGCTGCTTGTACGACTGCTACAGGTAGAACAATGATTACTTATGCGCGGAGGATGATTGAGGAAGTATATGGGGACTCGATATGTAATAGTGCATTGATGGGACCAGTATTAACCAAAGCGGAATATGTTTATGGTGATAGTGTTGCAGATTATACACCAGTATATATTCGATTTAATGGTATTATTGACATTTGTACTATTGAATCATTAGCAGAAAAATACGGCCAAGAAGAATGGAAAAAATGTTCTGAAGAAGGAAAACAAGAAAAAGAATTTTGTGAAATGAAAGAAGGGGTAGAATCTTGGAGTGATAATGGTTGGACAAAATTATATCGTGTAATTCGCCATAAATTAGCACCTCATAAAAAAATGGTTCGTATTTTAACACATACTGGATTAGTAGATGTAACAGACGACCATTCTTTATTATTAGTAGATGGAAGTGAAATTTCTCCGAAAGATTGTAGTATAAAAACAGAATTATTACATAATCCATTACCAATGAATCAATATAATAATATTAATAATATTACTGAATCTCAAGCAAAAGTAATGGGATTCTTCTTTGGTGATGGGAGTTGTGGGAATTATATTTGTCCTTCTGGAAATAAATCAAGTTGGGCTCTTAATAATGCATCTTTAGATTTAATTGATAAATATTTAAATCTTTGTGAAAAATCATATCCTGAATTCGATTGGTGTGTTATGGATACAATGGAAAGTTCAAATGTTTATAAAATTTCACCTAGATGTAATATTTATGGTTCAATTGCAAATTTTGTTAAAAATTACAGAAATAAAATGTATTATCAAAATTCTAAAATTATTCCAAATGAAATACTTTTTGGAAATGAAAATATCCGTAAAGCTTTTTGGGAAGGTATGTATGATGCGGATGGTGATAAAGATGCAAATGGTTATGTTAGAATAGATCAAAAAAATCAAATAAGTGCTTCTAATATCCAATTATTAGCATCTAGTTTAGGATGGAAAACGTCGATTAATACTCGTACTGATAAACAAAATATATATCGTATTACTATGACTAAAAAAACACAGAGAAAAAATCCTATTGCTATTAAAAAAATTAATAATATCGAATACGAAGGTTATGTATATGATTTAACTACAGAAAATCATCATTTTGCAGCAGGTGTTGGTGATTTAATAGTCCATAATACCGATAGTGTATTCTTTACATTCAACTTGAGAAATACAGAGACAAATGAAAAAATTGTTGGAAAACCTGCACTCGAAATAACAATTGAACTAGCAAAAGAAGCAGCCAAATTATGTTCTCAATGGTTGAAAACACCAATGGAATTAGCCTATGAAAAGACATTGATGCCATTTATATTATTATCTAAAAAACGCTATGTAGGTATTTTATATGAAGATGATCCTAATAAAGGAAAATTGAAGTATATGGGGTTACCTTTAAAGCGACGCGATAGTTGTGATATTGTTAAAGATATATATGGTGGTGTTCTTGATATTTTATTAAAATCTACAGATACAAGTCTGGTTATTCTATATTTAAATCAACAATTAGAAAATTTGATTTCAGGAAATATTTCTATGGAAAAATTAATGATAACGAAAGCGTTAAGAAGTGATTATAAAAATCCCGAATCGATAGGTCATAATGTTCTAGCAGAAAGAATAGGAGAACGAGATCCAGGAAATAAACCTAAGTCAGGTGACCGCATAAAATTTGTATTTATCGTAAATAATAATAAAAAATCGTTACAAGGTCATCGTATGGAGACACCTGAATTTATTATAGAAAATAATATCAAAATTGATTATATTCATTATATTAATAATCAAATCATGAAACCTTTACAGCAACTTATTGGGTTAGATATTGAAAACATTTTGAAAACTATTGGAAAACATGGAATTGCAAAAGAATACAGAAAACAAATTAGAAAATTAGAAAATGAATATCCCGATTTGGAAATATTTATGAAAAAGAAAGAAAAAATTTCAGCAGCAGAAGTAAAAAAATTAATTTTCGATAAAATAATTCAAAAAGTACATAACGAACAAAATGGCATTCGGACAATCAATGATTTCTTTATTAAAAAATAATTTGTTAGTTTATTTATTATTTTTTATTATAAAAAATTGAAAAATAATAAATATATATATAAATATAATAAAATGGTTATTTGTAGTTTTGAGAATTGTAAAGTTAGAGCAAATTATAATTTTAAAGGTGAAAAAAAACTATTATTTTGTAATAATCATAAATTAAATAATATGGTAAATATAGTTTCAAAAACTTGTATTTTTAATAATTGTAGTATCCAATCTTGTTATAATTTTGACAATGAAAAAATACCATTATATTGTTTCCAACATAAAGATATAAATATGGTTGATATTAAAAGTGATCGTTGTAATTTTGAAAATTGTAAAACTAGAGCATCATTTAATTTAAAAGAAGAAAAAAAGGGATTATATTGTTATGAACATAAATTAAATAATATGATTGATATAAAACATAAACCTTGTATTTTTGAGAATTGTACGATAAGACCAAATTTTAATTTTAAAGAACAAAAAAGAGGTTTATATTGTTTTGACCATAAATTAGATAATATGATTAATATTGAAAATAAAATATGTGTTTATAAAGATTGTATAAAAAGATCAACATTTAATTTTGAAAATGAAAAAACACCATTATATTGTGTTGAACATAAAGAAAAAAATATGATTGATATCGTAAATAAAAGATGCAAAACTTTATATTGTAATATTATAATTACGCGAAATAAATATGACGGTTATTGTCTAAGATGCCATATTAATTTATTTCCAGATAAACCTGTGGCTAGAAATTATAAAACAAAAGAAAAAACAGTTACTGATTTTATTTTAGAAAATTTCAAAAATTTTACTTGGATAAATGATAAAAGAATTCAAGATGGTTGTTCGCGTCGTAGACCAGATTTATTATTAGATTTAGGTTATCAAATAATAATTGTAGAAATTGATGAAAATCAACATACAGATTATGATAAAACTTGTGAAAATAAAAGAATAATGGAAATATCAAAAGATGTAGGACACCGTCCCATTGTATTTATTCGTTTTAATCCTGATGATTATATAAAAGAAACACAAAAAATAGATTCTTGTTGGAATATCAATAAATTAGGTCTTTGTATTATAAAAAAACAAAAAATAAATGAATGGAATGATAGATTAAATTCATTAAAAGATTGTATTGATTTTTGGATTATACCAGAAAATAAAACAGAAAAAACAATAGAAATTGTTGAATTATATTATAATTCGTAAAAAAATCAATCTTTTCTTTATGGCATTTTTCTAAAAAATAAGTATTGGTTATTATGTTTATATATTGTAAATATGAATTTTACTTTTCCATTTAATACTTGTGAAATTCCGAATGATAAAGGTATCGCACAACCTCATTCAGTTGTAATCAATACAATTTTATGTATAATTATTTTTTTATTTTTATTACAATCGAATAATTTATATTCAAGATTATTTTTATTTTTTGTGTTACTATTTAATATTTTCCATACAATTTCACATGCTATACATATTAATAATTTTAAAAATATTCAATTTTTATTAACACATTATTCAGCTATTTTATCATCCTTTTTTCTTTTATGTTTACTAAGTAATATTACAAAATATACTCTAAAATCATTCCAAAAAATAGGTTTATTGTGTCTATATTTATTTGATGTAATTCTTATTTATTATGATGTATCCCATATTTATAATATTATTATTTTTTTAATTATTTTGTTTTCAATTATGATTATTTTTTATAAATATTTATCTAGAAAAATAAAACAAAATATAATATATATTATTGGATTTACTTGTTTAGTTCTCCTTATAGATATTATTGAAATTAATTTTTGTGAATCATTATTAAAAAATTATGGTGATATACCATTCCATACCATTCTTGAAGCATCGGCTTTTATACCAATAATATTATTATGTAATTCTTTTTATAAAATATAAATATTTTACAAATAAATATAAAAATATTTTTTATATTTATCTAATTATGGTAACAGATATTTATATTGCGCATAATACAGAACCAATTGTATTATCATCATTATTTTTTTTAGTACCTGTAATATATTCTTATTATATAAAATTCTATTTTTATACAGTAGTATCATTTGTAACATTTTTTATTTCTGCGAATTATTGGCGTAAAGCAACTATTGGATTTCGTCGTGATTTGGATTTAGTTTTCTCAAAAATATCGTTTTCAATTTATGTAACTAGTAACCTTATTTATTTACATTATAATTATCCATTATTACTTGGATATAAAATTACGAATAATTCCGATATTTCCACAATTATTTATATAACAAGTTATTCAAATTTATTTTTAATTGTTTATTTTTACAATAGGTCTTATTATTATTATAAATTGAATGATATTAAATGGATGAGAAATCATATGTTATTTCATTTATTTTGTAATATAAATATATTATTGATTATTTATCTAGGAAATTATAGGTTTATTAGTAATATTACATAAAATTATATAATAAAAATAGAGTTTCGTAAAAATATAAATAAATATATAATGAGTGATGAAATAATATTTTTTGGATGTTGGAATAATGGTGGATGTGATTTACATTCAACAGAACCAAATAGTTTAACAACTATGGTTAAAGGATTAAATGAATATTTAAGTCATATTGAAAAAAAACCACAAAGTTTGATAGTAGCAGGAGATAATTATTACCCCCAAAAAAATAAATATAAAAATAAAGATAAAACAAAAAATGAAACAAAAGATGAAAAACCACAAAAAATATTTAAAACAAAAGAAATAAGTTCTGGATTTAATTGTTTACAAGAAATAGATATAGAAAAAAAATATATATTACTAGGAAACCATGATTTAGAAAAAACAATAGAAGAAAATAACGAAAAAGATTGTAATGCAATAATATATCAAAAATATTTATCCGACAATAAATCTTTTAATTTTTTTAATTTCAATTTAGATTCACCAAGAGAATTAGAAATGATAAGAATATCAAGTAATACAGTTATAATAATGTTTGATAGTAGTATTTACGAAAAAAAACCAGAAATATATTTAGATTGTTACAATATATTAAGAAGTGAAGAAACAAAATTTGAAAGTATAGATGATATTAAACAATTACAAATAAATCAACGTGATAATACAATAGAAAAATTAAAAAAATCAGAATATTCAAATGTAACAAATATTGTATTTGCTTGTCATCATCCATTGTTTTTTTTGAAAACAAAAAAATCCAATTGTATATTTGAATATTCCGAAAATATTATAAATTTTTTATTACCATTTAATAAATTAAAAAAAAAATTTATTTATTTATGTGCTGACCTTCATTTATTTCAACGTTCTGTAATTTTAATTGGTGGAATTGAAGAACAAAAAATGAAATTAGAACATATTGTAATAGGAACTGGTGGAGCAGAATTAGATGATGATTGTGATTATAGTAGTTTAACTGATATAATGAATGAAGAAAATTTAAAAGAGGATTCAAAAATACATTTTTTGGATTTTAAATTTTCAGAAATAGAACATCTAAATAATGATAAAAATAAACAATTAATATCTTTAAAAAATAATGGTTTTTTACATTGTAAATTCTCAAAAAACAAAATAAAAATGAAATTTGTAATAACATCATCGCCATCATCATCGTCATTAAAAGCATTATCATTATCACCATTATCATCAATATCAACATCATCACTATTAAAATTAAAAGCACCGCCACCATCGAGAAAATCATCTCAAAAAATAAAAAGAAGACATTCAATAGGAGGAAACAAAAATATTAAAAAAACAAAAAATTATAACAATAGAACGAAAAAAATAATATCTAAAAAAAATATAACTAATTATTCATTTGAAGAATTATTTTTATAATAATTATCGTAAGCAATATCTAGTTCTTCTTGAGTAATATGTTTTTGTAAAAATAATATTTCGTAATCACAATAATATGTATCTTCCACACAAGAAGCATAATCATCTGTAGTTAAAATATATTTAACACAAAAATCAGCAGTAAGTTTATAGTCACAAAGCATACTTTTAATAGAGAGTTTATTTAAAATTTCATCAATTTCTTCTTGGTTTAAATTAGTTATATCAATTTTAGTAGACATTATATAGAATAATATATACATAATTAATAAATATATTATTCAATTTTGTTTCCAATAGTTCTCTATCTAATTTCAAATTCAAATAAAAAATTCTGTGAAGAATCCAAGTATCCAGAAGTTACTCCTTCTTCTGTATTTCCTGAAATAATATTTCGTAAATTTTGTGTAATATTATTTGATAATTCTTGAAAAATATCATTATAATTGTTTTCGGTGTTGTTATTTTCATTATCATTTGTTTCTCTTTCTATTTCCATTTCTTGTGTATTTCGTGTATCTTCTGTTATGTCTTCTTGTAATTCGGTTGTTTGTTCTCTTCTAAAATCCCGAATATCGTATCTGCAAACAGGACAACGAACATTCGTCCGAAACCAATTTTGAATAGATCGTTCGTGAAAAACATGTCTACAATGTTTTATTTGTCTTATAATATCTCCATCTTGAAATTCATCTAATGTTATAGGACAGGTTTGACTAATATTTTCTAAATTTGCATTATATGTAATTAATTCGGTTGCATTATTAATTTGTTCTCTTGTTGGACGTATTAATACATTTTGAAAAAAATTACGTAGAGTAGTTGCATCTTGACTTCTAATAGTTGGACGATAAACAACATATGATAATAAATGTTCTCTATTTTCTGTATTATTGTTTTGAATGGATTGGGTTCTCTGTTGTGATTGCGGTTGTTGTGGTGTAGGAATTTCAGTAAAATCTCTAGAAGATGTATAATTATTTGTAGGAATTCTTGGATTATTCAAATTTTCGTTCAAATAATTTTGTAATAATTCCAAACTTAATCTGGTATTACTTTGATATTCTAGCATATTTGAATTGTATCCAATCGTAATATCTCTTAAAGTATGTAAAAATGTTAAATGATCTTCATTACTTCTTTCATTATTGGATCTACTATTATTAGATGTTCTTGGTGGTCTAATATAATTTCTCATTATTTCTTCAATCAATCTTTGTAATTCAGTATCCACTGCATTACTGTAGTTTGATCTTCTATTATAATTATTATCCATTTATACTAATATAAAGATATTTATCTATATACTTATAGCGAATAAATAAAAATATAAATGGATTTATCAAAATATAAAGACAAAGGTCGTGTTGGATTAGAAAACTTGGGTAATACATGTTTTTTGAATTCATGTATGCAAGTTCTCAATAATACATATGAATTAAACCATTTTTTAGATTCGGACAAATATGAAAAAGTTCTCAAAAAAGATGTACCAGATTCTCAGATTTTATCTGAATGGAATGATTTAAGACAAGTTATGTGGAGTGGTAATGGAATAGTAACTCCATCGAAGTTTGTACATAATATACATGATATTGCAAAAATAAAAAACAAGGATATTTTTACAGGATGGGTACAAAATGATATGCCTGAATTTTTGCTTTTTTTTATAGAATGTATTCATAATAGTATTTCTAGAGGTGTAAATATCCGAATCTCTGGTAAAAAAGAGAATAATGTAGATAAAATGGCATTGGAATGTTATGAAATGCTAAATAAAGTCTATTCGAAAGAATATTCTGAGATAATGGATCTTTTTTATGGTATCTATATGTCCGAAATTGTATCTAATTCTACAGATGAATGTTATTCTAGAAAACCAGAGAATTTTTTTATATTAGATTTACCTGTTTGGAATATGCAGAAAAGTTGCCCTTTAAATAAATTAGAAGAATGTATAGATTTATATTGTCAACCCGAATTTTTAGAAGGAGATAATGCTTGGTTCAATGAAAAAACAAATAAAAAAGAAGATGTAAAAAAACAAATCACCTTTTGGAATTTCCCGAAAATTTTAGTTATTGTTTTGAAGCGTTTTAGCCCAGACGGTCAACAAAAATTGAACTCATTGCTAGAATTTCCGATTGACAATTTAGATTTATCGAGTTATGTAAGAGGATATAATCCACAGAGTTTCAAATATGAATTATATGGTGTTTGTAATCATATTGGTGGTGTATTAGGAGGACATTATACTGCTTTTGTACGCAACACTGAAGATCAATGGTTGCATTATAATGATAGTAGTGTTGAAATTGTTTCATCTTCTAATAGTGTTATTACTCCAATGGCGTATTGTCTATTTTATCGTAAAAAAAATAACTTAGTATAATATACTGGTATTCACATTTATAATGGATTCCGATGATATAAATATGTCAAACTTAATTTTTAATAAAGCAAATCTTATTTTTATACTCTGGTTTTTAGCAATATATATTATTTCTTATTGTTTATTAAGACTAATTTTCAAAAGAAGTACAGAAGCTTCTAGTTTTCAGTTAAAAATGAGTCGAGGTATCGATTTTATTGTATTAATTTTTTTATTTATATTTATGGTTGCATTATATTTCTTCAATCCTGAAAGTAAACGAGAAACCATTTTACAAAATACTATGAATTCATTGAATAGCTTTTTGAATAATCCTGTTTCTATTGTTTCTATGATATTTTTTTTAATATTGTTTTATATTGTTATTTATTTATTCAATATTCCTAGAGATAATGATAGTAAACCATTTACTATTTCTATTATTGAAACAATAGCATGGATTTTATTTATTATTATTTGTTTTATAGATTTTTTCAAATATGTTATGGGTGTTAACTTAACATACCTTGTTTCAGATATTTTGAATATAAATAATTTACCATCTGGAATTCCCAAAGTTGTTGGAAATACAGTTGCTACAAATACGATAAATAAAAATCCTATTTCTGGAAATATTGTTATAGGTAGTAGTAAGCCTATACAACAAGACGAGGTTTTCAACATTTCAAATAATCTTTATACATACGATGACGCACAGGCTATTTGTTCGGCATATGGTGCAAAAATAGCGAATTACGAACAAATAGAAGATGCATATAAACATGGGGGTGAATGGTGTAATTATGGTTGGTCTGACGGTCAAATGGCTCTTTTTCCAACACAAAAATCTACATGGGATGCATTACAAAAAACGACCGATCAAAAAAATAATTGTGGTAGACCTGGAATAAATGGTGGTTATTTTGCAAACCCTTATATTAAATTTGGCGTCAATTGTTATGGTAAAAAACCCGCGCCATCAGAATCTGATTTAGCGAGAATGTCAGCTAATAAAGATATTGTTGTTCCTAAAACGGCAAGTGATAAGGCTTTAGATGCAAAAGTTCAATTTTGGAAAAACAATGCGGGTAATTTATTAGTTCTCAATTCTTTTGATAGAAAACAATGGTCGGAATACTAACTCAGGGAACCTACGGTTCCCCTGAAACCCCTCCCTTAAAAGAAAACAACTTTAAAAAACTTGATGTTAACCGAATGATTAATATCAAATACATCATAAAAGGAGGGGGTTTCAGGGGGGTCGGAACGTAACGTAGGTTCCCTTACTTTGATCTGATATTGTCAAATAGTTCATTGAATTTATTTTCATCTATTACATCATAGTCTTTTTCCAAATTATTATTTTGTTTTTTACCTCCATTAAATAATTTAGATTCACCTGTTATAATTGGGAATGTCGGAGAAGAATATAATCCAATAGGAACTCCTAATCCTTGAAACCGAGAACCCTTATAATTTTCATTCTCTATTGAACCACCTCCTAAACTTTTTTTATATTTCAAATTATCATTTATTACTTCTTGCAAAGGGTAAATTGCAGAAATATTTTTATTATTTTTATCCTTTTTAAATAGAAATTTTGAATAATATTTATCCATTTGATATGTATAAATATTATTTTTCAGGGGAATCAAGGTTCCCCCTGAAACCCCCTCCTTTGAATAAAATAACTTGTAAAAACTTGATGTTAACCAAATGATTAATATCAAATAACCTTATCTAAGGGAGGGGTTTCAGGGGAACCGTAGGTTCCCTGACCTGAGTTTATCTTCTATATCTTCTATTACTACGATGATGTCTGTGTTTACCAGTGTGTCTTTTTGGAACAAGTCCTTGATTCAAAGCGAGTAAAGCTACTGGTACTGCTACTTCTGTTAATACTTCACCGCCTTGTTGTAATTGTTGTTGTTGTTGTTGACCTCCAGTAACAATATGTGATCGATTCATTCCTTCTAGATTAAGTTGATTTTCTAGAAGATTTGCTCCTCCATTCATAGCTATTACATTACTACCATTTGATTGTGCGTGTTGTTGTCCTATACCACCATAAACTCCTAGTGCATGACCGGTTGCACCACTATCACCACCCATTATAATCATATTTTTCTTTGCATGTCTTCTATGGTGTCTTTTAGAGCTTTTGTGTTTTCTAGATCCTTTTCTTTTGTAAGTTCTCTTTGATGGCATATATATATTACGAATATATTTTTACGTTTTTGTTGATATTTTGAAATATTCTTATCAATAATACCAATATTGCTAAAATTATAAAAAATAAAAACAAATTATAAAAACATAGCAACCATAAATACAAATATAATTCATTATACATTATTTCTATAACTGGTTTCAACATTTCTCTTAAATCTTTACGTATATCCTCATCTTGTAAAAATTCAATACATGAATCTCGAAAATTTTTCATATCATTAAAATAAATTATTATTTTGTATAATTGAAACCACCGCAAAAATATTTCGCTAAATCTAGAGTATAAATTTATTAAGGATTTATAATGGAAATCTACAATACAAACGATTCATTTGATTTTACTAAGTTAAAATTGACAAAACCAACTCCTGTGACTGGAGGAAACTATTTCATTAAATGTTTAGTTGATAATTTTCCACTTTATATTCAACCTCCTAAATGTAAAACACGACAAGGTATTGTAAAATCTAGCAAACGTTTTTATTCAGATCTTATGTTTACAAACGAAAACGAGAGTTTTATTCGTTGGATGGAAAATTTAGAAAACCACTGTCAAAAAACGATTTTTGATAATAGGGAAAATTGGTTTAATAATGAATTAGAAATGCATGATATAGAGAACTATTTTACATCTCCTTTAAAAACATTCAAATCTGGGAAATATTATATTACTAGAACCAATATTACTACTGTTTTAGGAAAACCCTCATTGAAAGTTTATGACGAAAATGAAATTGAAATCGATATTGAAACAATATCCGATGATACGAACGTTATGATTATACTCGAAATACAAGGAATAAAATGTTCTTCTAAAAGTTTTCAAATAGATATTGAATTGAAACAAATGATGGTTCTCCAACCTAGTGATATTTTCGAAAAATGTTTAATAAAACCTAAACAAGTATTGTCTAATTTACCTATTATTGAAAATACAAAAATTGAAGAAGAAGATGAAAGAGAAGAAATAATTTTACGTAACGAAGAAAATATTGATAATATTATTGATACCATAAATGCTGTTGAAAATACAGAAAATAATATTAATACTAACGACAATGATATAGAAAATATTGAGGAAAAAAACGATAATACAAAAACTTTAGAAAATATAAAACCTGATATTCAAATTGACAAAAATGAATTGTTAGAAGTTGATTTTCATTTAGAAGAATTGAAAGATACGGAGCCGATATCAATCAAAAAAAGGGATAATATTTATTATGAAATGTATAGAGAAGCAAAAAAAAAAGCTAAAGTTGCTAGAGATTTAGCATTATCTACTTATATGGAAGCAAAACGTATTAAAAATACTTATTTGTTAGAAGATTTAGAAGATGACGATGAGGACGATGACGATGACGATGATGAGGACGATGAGGACGATGACGATGACGATGATGAAAATGACGAAGACAATATTGATGAAAAAAATAATGAAGATAATGAATAATAATAAAATTTTACAATGATAAGTATAAAAATATTATTGCCATCTATATTCCTTAATTTAGCAAAAAAGAATCAATATCAATAAATAATTTTATCCGTCGTTTATATACAGAATGTTTAAAAAAGTCATAAGTGGTTTTTCTAAGTTTTTTACTAAAGAACGTGTTATTATATTAGTGGCATTTCTTGTTTTAATATGGGCTCTTTATTATTATTCTGGTTCTAAAACTATGATTGTTGATAGAATGAGTGATGGTTCTGTTATGGGTCCTGCTACTGCTCCTACAGATCCTACTGCTCCCACCAGTCCTACTGTTCATACCGCCCCTAGTGCACCAAGTGGATATTCTTCACAACCTGTTGTTTCTAACCCTTCTGATTTACTTCCAAAAGATGCTAATTCTCAATGGGCTTCTTTGAATCCTAGTTCTATGAACCAAGGTGATATACTCATGCCCGATTTACTACAAGCAGGTTATCATATTGGTTTAGATACTATAGGACAATCTCTTCGTAATGCCAATTTACAATTACGTTCTGATCCTATTATACCTAAGTCGGATATTGGTCCATGGAATCAAAGTACTATTGAACCTGATTTAGGTAGAGTTCCTCTTGAACTTGGACCTTGTTCTAAGTAAATCAGTCAGGGGAACCAAGGTTCCCCCCGAACCCCCCTCCTTCAATAAAGTTATTTAAATTGTATTTGATATTAACTCAGGGAACCTACAGTTCCCCTGAAACCCCTCCCTTAAAGAAAACAAATTGATGTTAACCTAATGATTAATATCAAATACATCATAAAAGGAGGGGGTTTCAGGGGGAACCTTGGTTCCCCTGATTTTAAGGGAGGGGGTTTCAGGGGAACCGTAGGTTCCCTGACTTGGTTCCCCTGACTGAATATATGATTATATAATAGAATTATTAAGAATATTTACAAAAAAATGTCTATAAATCTAAAGAAATATCCAAATGATTTTCAAATTGTCTATGAAAAATCTTTGAATAATTTGACATTGACATCATTATTCTTAATTTGTGATATTGGTCCTGTCTACGAATATGATAAAATTCGCGGAGCATCTCATTTTGTAGAACACATGTGTTTTAAAGGAAGCAAACGAATACCTCGTTCTAAAGATATTTTTCTAGAATATTCTAAAATCGGCGCTTATTTCAATGCGTATACGTGTAAAAGATATACTTGTTATACTGTAAAATGCCAAAGTAATTATATTTTTCATTGTTTAGATATACTTTCCGATATGTTGATGAATTCCCTTTTTAATAAAAAAGAATACGAAAAAGAAGAAAAAGTAGTGATAGAAGAGAATAATAATAATAATAATGATCCTGATAGTATTATCGATAATGAAATTGAAAGAATGCTTTATAAAGGTAGTTCTTATGAATTTCCAATTGATTCTTTAGAATATCATACTTCGCGTACATTGAATTACAATGATGTTGTAGATTTTTACAAAACATTTTATCATCCTAACAATATGATATTAAGTGTTGTTTCAGACCTTCCTTTTCATGATATTTGTAAAATAACTGAAAAAACATTGTTTACCAAAAATATTCGTTCAAAAATACCCGCTATTATTCCAGTAATTAATCATGGTTTAGTATCCCAAACTCGACCAGAGTATAAATTGATAGAAAAACGCGGTATTAAGAACGTACATTTAAATATTGGTTTTCGAACATGTGGTAAAAGATCTCCTGATAAATTTGTATTAAATTTATTATCAAATATAATGGGTAATGGTTTAACAGGTAGACTCATGATGTTATTGAGAGATCGCAAAGGGTTGGTTTATGGTGCTTATACGTCTACAGATTATAATGAATATTCTGGTAATTTTACGTTTTATACGAAAACAAAACGTTTGAATTTTTTGAAACACGGTAAGAAAGACGGTGTATTACCTTTGATGGTGAGTATAATACATGATATGATAAATAAAGGTATTACAAAAGAAGAATTAGAAATTGCCAAAGGAAGTTTTAAAGGAAATTCTATTATTCGTTTACAAGATATTGTTACACAAACAAAATACAATGGTGAATATGTATTGATGGGAGATGTAGAAAAAGGGAAAATTGTTTCTTACAAAGATATTTATGAAAAATATATTCACGGAATATCTTTAGAAGATATTCATAGAATTATAAAATTGTATTTTAGTAGTAAAAATATGTGTGTTTGTATTTTGAGTGAAAAATTACCATCTTTAGAAATAATTCAAAAGGAATTCGAGACTATTGTTTAAACTCATTATAAAATAATTATATAGATATTGTTTATAATAATATGAACTGGGTTGTCACTATTTATTCCGCTATTTTGTTTTTCATTCTTACCCCTGGTATTTTGGTTAGATTACCACCCAAAGCTAGTAATATGATCGTTACTGCTACCCACGCCGTAATTTTTGCTCTTGTTTTCCACTTTACATACAAATTCGTTTGGATGGCTACTATGAATATTGGTACCCCTGTTGTTGTTAAAAAGGAGGGATTTAGAGAAGAAGAATCAAAAATCAAAAAAAATCAATAATTACTAAAAATAACAATATTTTTTTATAAAATCTCTTTATAATTTATAAAAATGAATTGGGCCGTCACTATTTATTCCGCTATTTTATTCTTTATTCTTACTCCTAATATTTTAGTAAGATTACCACCTAAATCTAGTAAATTTGTTGTTGCCGCTACCCATGCGGTAATTTTTGCTCTTATTTTCCATTTTACTTGTAAAATAGTTTGGAAAGCTACTTCCAATATGTTTGAAGGATTTAGTGAAGGTACAGGACCAATGGAATCAACTGGAAAAATGGAACCAGCAACAAAACCAAAACAACAAACAATGTGAACTCTAAAATAAAACCAATAATTATTTCAAACAAATAAATACATAAAAATTATGGTATTATAATAGTTAAAATACCATAAATGAATAAACTTCCAGAAGATGTAATATTCAATTGTATCATACCCTATACTTATTCCCCTCAATCCAAAGAATTATTAAATGATATTCGTAGTTTTACAAATACTTTAGAATTAATTTCAACAATTTACTACAATGAATGGATAATTCATTATCAAGAACAAGAACCAGAAGACAAAAATTGGCTTATCAATGATATTTTCAATTATCTTAGATCTTATTCAGTATCAGCACTTTTTTTACAAAACCCAAATATAGTAAAATTATGGTACAGACTCTATTCGATAAATACTGATTTTAAATCAGAACGAATTCTTGATAAAATACCAGTTGAATGTGGAATAAGAAGATTTTGGGGTATTTTTACACCTGATGAACGTAATGATTTCATAAAAATATACGGTTCAGAATAATATACTATATTACAAAATGCTTTGTTAGTAAATATAAAGAGTTTATAAATGAATGAAATAATTATTATTTTATTTACAGCATTTTTATTTTTCATTTTTACTCCAGGAATATTTTTCACTATTTCTAAAAAATCATCTAAAACAAATAATGCGGTGATTCACGCATTTTTATTTGCTTTTTTTGTTTATTTAATTCATATAATATTTTATAATAATATTTATGAAGGATTAACTTATAATAATGGTAATTATCCTATGGCCTGTAATAGTTTAAATCTAGGAGAAAGAAATGAAAACAATTATGTTTGTATACAAGATACAAATACAAAAAAATATATGTGGGGTTTAGAGTGTAAAAATTCTAAAGATTTAAATAATAAAAATGATAAGAATCAAGTATGCGAATTTGATGAGAATAATAATTATAATTGGAATACTAAAAAATAATGGACTATTTTGAAAACTTTATACAAATATATTAAAGATGGATAAATACGATACTTTAGGATATTTCATCATTGGATTTGTTTTAGCTGTATGTCTATACATCTATTATAAAAATAGTGATGAATTCCAATTAAAATGTATCGTATCTACTGTTGATGGTGATAAGTACTGCGTTAGAGAACGTGTAAGAATACAAGAAGCCGCGGATTTATTAGCTAAAGTTACTGAAAAATGTAAAGCATTAGTTCATTATCTAGAAAATAAATATCCAAATGATGAACGCGTTCAAAGATTGGTAAATGGATTTAATCCTCAACGTGTAACTGAAACATTACCTACAAGTGAATACACAGCCTATTCCGAGAACAAAGGTGAAAAAATAGCTTTTTGTCTAAGTCCTGACAAAAAAGATAACAGCAAACTAATAGATATAAATACTTTAACATTTGTTGCCATACATGAATTGTCACATGTAGCAACCAAGTCTATAGGACATAAAAGTGATTTTTGGGAGAATTTCAAATTTTTACTAGAAGAGGCCAAAGTGGCTGGAATACATAATCCAGTAGATTATAAGAAAAAACCTAAAGAATATTGTTCGATGAAAATATCAGATAATCCTTATTATGACCTTTAATTCAGTCAGGGAACCTACGTTACGTTCCGATCCCCTGACCCCCCCTCCTTTAATATTGTTTTTTGTATTATATTTGATATTAATCATTCGGATAACATCAAATTGTTTTCTTTTAAGGGAGGGGGTTCAGGAGGTCGGAACGTAACGTAGGTTCTCTGACTTGGTTCCCTTTACCCTGACTCTGAGATAAAATTGGTACCTGTGAATATCCCCTATCATTCAAATAAATACATATATCTTTGTATAATGTCAAAATATCTGTATTATGATGCCTTTTACGCAAACATTCTGTTAGTGCATTTGTAAATGCGCCCATTCTCTGATCCAATTCATTCGTTGTATCATTACTCGTCTGTTCGTCTTTACAACCACTTATCATATAAATATTCGGATTATCTATTATCGAATCATTAATTTTTATTGTATTTATAGTATCTGTTTCAATATTATATTCTGTTTTCCATGGTAAGTTACATACAGTTCCACTATGACAACAGTCAAATACCAAATATGCCTTACAATTTATATTTTTTATTATATCAAACAATTCATCATCTACTATACAGCCATTTTTTACATAATCAATAGGAATTATTACCTGTTCTTTTTCTAAATTTTGTAAATTAAAATATTGGTTTTGTATTTGAGATCCGTGACCGCTATAATGAAGCCAAATTTCTTCTAAATTTTTTGATTCTTCTACTAATATTAATAATTGTTCTATTATATTAGAATATGTAGGTTGTAAAAACTTTATATTATCATCATCACGTAATATAGTAATATTTTCAGAATCATAATTATAAGCATCTAACAACATATTACGAACATTAATAATATCATTTATACATCCTTTTAATGATATTCCTGATAAATCAGTATAATTTATACCAATCAATAAGGCTTTTTTCATTATTTTATTTGTATTTTATATACATATCAAAGATAAATAATGGATTTAAAAAAAAATGATGTAGAAAAGGAAGAAGCCGAAAAAGAAAAGGAAGAGGAAGAAGCCGAAAAAGAAAAGGAACAAGAGGAAGAAAAAGAGGAAGAAAAAGAACAAGATGAAGAAGAAGAGGAGGAAGAAGAGGAAGATGAGGAAGAAGAGGAAGAAGCAGATGAAATAGAACAAAAAGATGAAATCGAAATAGAAAAAGAAGAAGATCCAATAAGTGAACCTAATATAGAAATAGAAATACCCAAAAAGGAAAAATACAGCATATGTTTATTAGATTCAAAGGGTAATCCAAAACAATTTATAGTATTCAGTGGTACTTCTCAAACTATGTCAGAAGAAGAAATAAAAAATCATTTATTTAGCAACGATGAAGAAAGAAATTATATAAATACATTAGATCCTCAACCTATTTATTCATCTACTCCTCAACAGATCCATTCCGATGATACAATACGAACTATCAAAAAAAAAATCATAAATGAATTAGGAACTAATAAAGTTTGTTATGAAGAAATTTACTTGTTTTCGAATTATCGTGAAAAAATCAAAATATTAGATGCATATCAACAAATTACGGGATCTAAAAAAACAATAGGAAAAACAGAAACATTATTAGAAAAACAGCTCTTAGAATTAGAAAACATTTCAAATCAATTAGACAAAAGAATTCTCGGGCAATTTCTTTTGAATTTAAAAGTTGAAAATATAGAATCGGTAGATACAGAAAAACAAGAATATACATATGAAGACCTCCTTACTTTTATGCCAAAAGAAGGGAGTTATACCACATCTATTCCATTAGGACAAAAGTTTTCAAGATCCCATAATTTATTATTTTCTGGAAACCCTTTTGATATTTTAGCTTCTGAAGGAGATCCTATTTTTCAACGTTCCAGAGAAAATGATTTGTATGTTTTCGAAAACCATCTTCTTATGAATTACGGTAAAATACAAGATAATATTATTTATTGTTGTTTAGTAGATGATGTTCTCGAATATGCTGTTGATAATTCATTTGAACCCAAATATTTAATAGATTTATATTATCCATTATTATATAAAAAAAATATTACAAATAAAGAACTATTCCTAGAAAATCAAGAAAATCTTATTCGAAATAATAAAGAATTAATAAGACCCGATGTTATTCGACAATTCAATATTATTGATTCTTTTTATGATATTTATTATAGTCGAACATCGGAATTACCTTATATAGAAAAAGGTATTGAATATTTTGATATTATTATACACCCAGATTTTGATATTCCTTTACCCCTTGATATTATTTTCAAACAAATTCATTCTATAAAGAAAATACCCTTTATAAAATATAATCCCGGATTACGCAGAGAGAACATTTTCCGATTGTATACAGAAGAAATCGCAAAAAATGGAAAAAAAATCCCGTTTTTGAAAAAAAGCCAGATTTTTAATTTATCCAGACAAACTGGTAAATCTAGACAGATTTCACTTTATATTCAACACGAAACATTAAGACAAGTATTAGATATATTTCTTGATCTCGAATATAATGGTAATATGAGAATTCGATGTAATTTGAAAAAACCTATTTCTATTCCAGATCTAGAAACAATTATTTTTAATTCTATCAATCCTATTATTTTATCTATCAATCAATTCCTTGAAAATTCGGGATATACAATTGCATTATTTGAAGAATTAAAGGATAAACGTGTAGAAATTATACAGTTGGATTATGGTTGTAAAATAAATCTTAAAAAACAAATGAAATTAGAAAATCTATTAGGGTGTTTGACAACTATTTTTGATATTAATGTTATGGAACTAGATGTTACAAAAAATGTAAATATTCAATTTGTACGTGTAGATAATTATGTCAAAATGAATGCTATTGCGGCTATTATAACCGATGTTTTTCGTAGAACTGCAAATCAAGAAGAAGTTATGAATGCATTAATGTTGAATTTTTCCATGGACCAAGATACTGCATTAAAAGAAGTCGTAAAATATTTTAACGAACATACTCGTATTCAAGGTCAATATGTTAATAAAAATATCGATATAGTAGATAATCCTGGATTCCCTGTTATCTTTAGTAAATCTCCATTTGATGATAAATTAGTAATTAAAGTAAGTAAAATTAATTCTATTGAATTTGTTGATATTTTACGTATTTATTTAGATACTATTATACGTTTGACACAATATCCTGAATCTACAAATCAAGAGTTATTAGAGAAGATGATTTTATTATGTAATAAAAAAACGAAAAAAGTTCAAATAGATAAAGGTATTGATAATTTGATTATTACTGGAAATACAGTTCCGATTGTTCCTCTAGAAATTTTTGATAGAAATGAAGACGAAATAGAGGAAAAAGAAGATATAAATGATTTTGAAGAAGATGAATATAAATATATTCCTTTAGATGAGGAGGAAGTAGAAGAAAAGGATGAAGTAAAAGAAAAAAATGAAGTAAAAGAAAAAAATGAGGATAAACATCATGATGAGAGTGATGATAAAGAAGAACAACAAATACCTTTACAACAAAATCCTTCCGAAAAAACTCCTTCAATAAAATCAAATGAAAGTAATCGTTTTTTACCTAGTGAACCCTCATCTATAAAATCAAATGAAAGTAATCGTTTTTTACCTAGTGAACCCTCATCTGTAAAATCAAATGAAAGTAATCGTTTTTTACCTAGTGAACCCTCATCTGTAAAATCAAATGAAAGTAACAAATTTTTACCCAGTGAACCCTCATCTGTAAAATCA